GTTGCACTAGGCAAACTCGGCAACGATTGCAAACTGCGGCAACCATTAAAGAGCTCAGCCATCGAAGTCAACGCACCAACCGCCACAATGTTGATGCGCTCAATTAACGCATGAACAACAGTCGTTGTACCACCAATCGTTAAGTTGGCGCCGCTGACTTGCGGAATGGCCATTGCTAGATCTAGCCAGCCGGTCGGATAGTTATTTACCAGCCCTGTTTGACCGTGCTTCTGAAAAAAGTTCACCAACGTCAGGTTTTGCCCTGCCTGCGGTGTGATCGTCACCACGGCCACTTTGTACGGCAGCAGCGTGGCTGAGCCATCCGTGCCGGTTAGATCAACAGCGCTGCCGCCAATAGTTTCGGCAATCTGAAAACTGTTGGCCGCTGCGTTGATGACGTAATACAGCCGACCGGCAACGATGCCAGTTGTATTCACCAGGTTATAGAACCTAATGCCAGCACCATTGCTCAGGCCGTGCGCAGTGCGATTGACGACATTTGTGGCAACGGTGAACGTTACTGGCGCATCAGTGCCAGCAAGTTGCGGGTCGTTGAAGTCAAACTGATAATCTGCGCGAGTGTTGCTCGCATAATTTGTAACCGTACCATCGCCATAATCAATCGTATAGGCGCCCTGCGCAAGGAACGCAACGAAGTTGCCGCCAGGGCCGGTGCCATCACCAGGCCACACCGCATGTAGCCCTACAATCCTTTGCTCTTCTGCACCAGGCGTCGTCAGCGCCGGCCACGCTGGATTGCGCACCCACTCAGCAGTAACAGCACCACCATCACCGCCAGCAACCAGCGTGCTGCCTAAATAGATTTTTCCCGTTGTAGTTGGCATCAGCTTATGATCACGTAAAGAGTGGTAGCGCTAGGCGTTGCGATGGCGTCGTATTCAGACTGCGTGAGGCTGACGATGTTGGTCACGGCGTCGGCTCCGGTGATGCCGGTCGGGTCACTGACTACGGCACCAGTCGGGCCGGCTGGGCCTTGCGGGCCAGTCGCGCCCTGCGGTCCAGCAGGGCCGGCATCGCCGGTATCGCCTTTTGGTCCTTGCGGGCCAGTCGCGCCAGTCGGGCCTTGAGGCCCAGCGTCCCCGGTATCACCCTTGGCACCGGCCGGGCCCGCAGCACCAGTCGCGCCTGCAGGCCCCTGGGGTCCAGTCGGGCCCGTGTCGCCAGTGTCGCCCTTGGGCCCAGCAGGGCCAGGCGAGCCTGCAGGGCCCTGAGCGCCGGTCGGACCAGGATCGCCTTGTGGGCCTTGTGCCCCCGCTGCCCCCGCTGCTCCAGCAGGCCCCACCAGCGATGCACCTGCAGGCCATGCACCCGCCGCCTTCGGCCCGTAGATCACCCAGCCGGTGGTGTCGATGAAGAAATCACCGTTCGCGCCAACACCACCACCAGGTGCGCCGCTGCCACTCAGTACCGTCCGCCCGTCAACACCAGCCGCACCAGCCGCACCCGCAGGCCCCTGCTGCCCCTCGGCGATGTTGAAGATCACCGCACCCCAGGCGCCGGCTGTCTTCGGCCCGTAGATGTCGCCGTTGGCGGTGTTCAGGTAGAAATCGCCGTTGCTGCCTACGCCAGCGCCAGGCGCTCCACTGCCCTGCCGCCACGCTGCGCCAACACCGGTCGCCCCTGCCGGTCCCGGCGGCCCCGGCGTGACGACCTTGATCACTGCAGGGCAGCTCATGGATCCCTCCTGGTGGTTCTCAGTGCAACGGTCACAGGACCCGCCGCAAGGTGGTGGTCATCTGCAACGACGTTGCCCGGCGCCACCATTAGGCAGTCGTATCGGTAGCGCTTGCCCAACCGCAACGTGTTTACCGTCGCCTCGGGCAGGATCAGCTTCACCACACCGGTGGCAGCGTTGGCATTCACCGTCACCGGATATACCGTGCGGCCCTTCTCATCGCTGACGGTGGCGTTCACGTCCCAGCCAGCGAATGGCCAGGCGATCGTGCCGGCTGCATCAGTGAACAGATGCAGCTCCAGCAGTGCATCAATGCCCTGCTCCATGTTCCAGGGTTCGTCTTCAACCCACGCCATGGATCAGGAACCTCGCTGGTGCCTCAGTTTTCCTGCCACGCCTCGTCCTTATCAGGCGTGGCCGGATCGTCAGCCTTGAACTTCCCGCCAGCCACACGGGCGCGGGTCTTCGGTGCGGCAGGTTCGGCAGCAGGCTCTGTTACGGGCGCACCCATCGCCGCCAGCATCTCCTCAACCGTCACACCCTGGGGCATCGCAAACGAAGCCATCAGTCAGTCCTCAGAAAATGGTGAAGGGGACCCCGAAGAGTCCCCCAGTGGATCAGTCAGCCACCTGCAGACTGATCGTGTTCACCCCAGCAGGGGCGTTAGCATCGACGCCAGCGTTGGCGCGAATCGCCACCACACGCACATCACCGGAGGTGATCGAGGCGCCGGTAGCAGCCAGTGCACGCACCTGCGCACCGCTCAGTGCAATCTCCTGGATGCCAGGGGCACAGGTGATCACAGCAATGGTGGCGTAGTGCGAGTTATTCACGGTGCCGCCTTCGGCAACGTGAGCCACCTGCACGGTGTACTGACCCGCGGCCGACGCGTTACCGTGCGCCACGAGCTTGAAGGTGTCCTGAGCATCAAGGCGAGTGTTCAGGATCTGAGCCGCACCCGTACGGGTGGCAGCGGCGCGGCCTCGGGCGCCAGCAGCGACGGCACCCACCAGGACGGTGGATGCGTCGATCAGGTACCCCCGGCGGGGGGAGAGGCCAGTAGAGCGAGCCATTGATAAACCTCGGAATCAGGGAACGAGAATCAGGCCACTACAGCCGCATCGGTCACGCCAGAGAGACGGGCGGCGGACCTCCCGTTCATCACAGCCATGCCGCAGTACCACTCCAGCCTTGTGCGATCGACCGGCGCATCAGGAACTTCACCCAGAGCACGAACGGAAGGTCCGAACTGACCGCGAGCGCGGCCCTGCAGGGCGGTGGTAAGCAGGTCGCCAAAGGCGACGCAGTAGATGGATGTGGAGCTGGATGCCTCGGTGAAAGGCATGATCGGCAGATTCTGGGCGTTGGTGTCAACGACCACGATCGGCACATCCCCGTAGGTGGTGACGCGACGACCGAACTCGTTCTGCTCGTAGTTGATGAAACCACCGATGGACGAGTTGCGGCTGGCGGTGTTCAAGCGCCTGCGCATTTTCTTGTTCATGATCAGCACCTTCTCGCCACCAGCGGCATCGCAGGCGTCGATCAGCTCATCGAGAGCGGACAGCGAGAGAGCACCGCCCATGGCGATCGCCTGGGAGCTGCCGGTATTGATCCGGCGGCGGAGGCCATCAAAGGTGCGAGGGTTGGCGGATTCGTCACCATTGATGAACTGATCCTCGAAGGTGAGCCGCATGGAGCGGACCTTCATCTGGACCTGATCAGCGATGGCCTGGGGGCCACGCATGTCGATGATGGCGGTGTCCACGTCAACCTCGGCGCCCATGATCTTCAGCTTTTCAGCTTGAGGATTGAGCACGCCATAGGTGGCGTCGAGGGTTTCGTTGATGCCACGGAACCCGACAGCGGGCAGCTCGGCTTCAACGTCATAGAACACGCCCTCACCTTCCACGTTTTGGAAGGGGATGACGCTCATCAGCTCGCCTTCAGCGAGCTCACGGATTACAGCAAGGCGAGCCAGGTCACGTTCGGATTTGGCCGCCTCCAGAAGGGTAAGGCCCATTGGGGGAACAGGGGGAAGAGGTCTGCTGGTGGCGTCACGCCGGGATGGGAGGCATCACGCTTCCCGTGTCGTGAACAGCAGACCCCTGGCGATTAAGCCGTTGCCTGTTTAATCAGCGAGGCTTGCCGAATGCCTCGCTGAACATCTGCCCGGTTGGCATCTTGGAGAGGTCGGCGGTGGTGTTGATCCGGCCGTCACGGCCACCACGGGCACCGCCGCCGGAGCCGTATTCGGGCTGGAAGTGCATGCCGTGAACGGGATCCTTGCGGAGCCTGGCGAAGTGCTCGCGCAGGGTGATCCGCTTGCCGGTTTCTGCATCGAGGGCGGGTGTGCCGTCTGCATCGAGCAGGTAGAGGCCGTTTTTGTCCTCGGCGTAGCTCTGGCCGAAGACCTGCCAGATGTAGTCGAATGGCGTGCGGCCGTCGATCTCCGATGCGTCGGTGGAGCCTTTGGATGCAAGGAATTCGCGTTCGGCCTTAACGCGGAGGGCCTCGCGTTCGGCAGCGGATGCCTTGGACTGGAGTTCACCGGTGAGCTTGGTCAGCTGCTCCTGGTACTTCCGCTCCTGATCAGCGAGGCGGGAGTTGATCTGCTGCTCCAGCAGCTGCGCCTGCTGCTCGGCGGCCGTGGCCTTGGCCTGTGCTTCGGCCAGGAGCTGCGGGTTGACCTGGCCGACTTCTTTCAGCTGCGCTTCGAGCTGTGCAGCACGGGCAGCGTTCTGGCGGTTCAGCTTGCGTTCTGCGTCGAGTGCCTTCTTCAGGCGATCAGCATCAGTGAGCTGGGTGGGGTCGTCGCCGGCAGGGTCGGCATCAGAGGCGCCACCAGCAGGAGGATCGGTAGGGGGTTCAGGATCAACGCAGGGGAACATCCCCGCCATGTGGTCAGGGCGGGAGAGGTGGGAACGGAAACGCATGGCATCACGCCTAGGTGCGTTGGAGTTTTCCGGGCCTCTGCGTAGTGGTGGCCTTGGCGAGTTTGATGCGCTGGCTAGCGACCCGGAACTGGGCCGCCTCCACCAGGTGGGCGATGGGATCCTCGGCGGGGATCTGGTTGCCGGGTTGCGGGGTGGTCATGGGAATGGTTGCGGAGTATCACGCCGCTGGTTTAAGGATTAGGCTTTTAAGCGGCCTACAGAACGGATAAGGGAGCGGCTCGATAGTCTCGGCATCGCCATACACGGCGCGATCTTGAATTCTGATTGGGCTGATAGCCACCCCGGTGCTTGCGTCTCTTAAAAGCCTGAAGCGCAGTATATCGGGAGAACTGGCCGACGTAGATTCATCGTATATTTTCTGGCCGTTGCGATGAACTGTAATCTTATTGCCGCTAATTTTTTGTATTGCATAATGAACATAGCTTGGACTATTATTAGCAATGTTCAAAAAGTCATAATTAACCCCATCTTGGGATGCTAAAATGAAAGTTGAATAGGTAGTAATGTCAAAGCGGGTATTCGCAGGCAGAGTTGAGCCGTTGAATAGCTCGATTCTGACCGTGCCCGTAGACCCTTCCTGCTTGACTAGATACTGGACAGTAAACTCGCCAGTGCTTGCGTCAATCTCGGTTTCGCCAAAATCAACGTTCCAAGCTTCTTGGAGGAACGTGGTCACGATCTCTTCCACATCAATCGTGTAAGCAGTAAATCCATCGCCCTCTACTATCGAATAAGGCTCGATGGCGCTTGCTTCGCGAGTGATAACAGCCCCTTCGTCATTTGCCAGCGGCGGGGCTGTCGAAGGGAAGTAAATGAATACGCCGTCGCAACCTAACCCATAATTAGCCACCGCCGCCGGCTGCGGTCGCTTCCACCTCTTGCTGTCAGCGCCGAACTTACGGGACTGCGGCTTGGGCTGCAGCGGCGGCTGGCGAAGCAGTTCTTGGCGATCGAGCAACCTGCGGCGGTTGGCCATGATCCGTGCCTTCACCGCCTCAAGGATTGCATCAGGCACATCTTCCAGGTTGATGTTTAGCGTCATGGCTTGATGCCTAGAGTGATATTGAACGCACGGGATTGACCAGCAGCAAGCACCTGCGGCACCTCATACAACCGCACGGCATAGGGTCTGGTCCTGGTGGTGCCGATCTTGATGATCATCGCATCGAAGGTGAACCCAGCGCCGGTTGCAGGGCCAAACTGGCCGGTGATCACGGGCGATTCCACCCTGCCATTGGTGGTGTTGTAGACACCGTTGCCGACGGTGCCGGTTACATCGGCATAACCGTTTGCTGATGCCAGCTTGGCTGCTTCCCATGCGGTGAGCGTGCTGGCCAGGGTGAGGCTGCCGGTGGTGGCGAGGAACACCCTGTAGGTCTGACCGTCGAGGATCAGGCCCGACTGAAACTCAAGCTCGCCTTGGGAGATAACGAAGCTCATGGTCAGGCCACCGTGAAGGTCACGATGCCGTTAGCGTTCCAGATGATCTTGAAATCAGTCCCAGTGCCAGCGGTCTCGGCGCCGTCGAAGTCGATGAATGCAACCGGCGGATCATCGGCGTCGGTGTCGTTGTAGAGAATCGCGAAACTGGCCGTGATCGCGCCACCACTGGCCGCCCACGTCACATCATCTGCGTCGAACTTTGCCTCGTTTGTGTTGACGGTTGTCACCGCCGCATTAGCAAGCGTGGCGCCGCCGGTGGTGTAGCCGTTGCCGTTGGCGACCTCGGTGCCACCAGTGGCCGCCAGTGTGGTGTGCGTGGCGTTGAAGGTGGCTGCCGTGAGCAGCTTTACCTTGTAGGTGTCACCAACAGCATTGGCACCGCTGCCAAAGCGTGCGCGGGTGTGGTTGTAGAGGCTGATAGTGGGGGCCACGGTGCTCGGCGGGCTGTGGCCCTAGTTTTCCGGTTAGGCCGAGGGGAATGGTGCGGTGGGCGGGGTGAAGTTGGCGGTGTAGCGGGCGATGCCTTTGGTGATGCGGAACCCACCCATCAAGCCATCGTAAACATAGATCGTGCCGAACGAAAGACCGTAACGTCCTATATCAATTTGATTGTGCGTAAAGTTGTTATTCCATGTGCGATCAGATCCTAGCTGCGCGCCGTCAACAAAAAACCTAACGGTCGTGCCACTTCTGGCAATTGCAATGTGCTGCCAAATGCCCGCACTAGCCGCGCCCATATTCTCAATATTACCGTTGCCGCCAACGCCAGCTTGTGATAACCACCAGTCGCCTAGGTAGAGCGACAAGGATGGCCCTGCTATTCCAAATGTAAATACTCCATCGTTGCCGCTAACTGTATCCGGCTTAAGCCACATTTCAATTGTAAAATCACCGGTTCCCAGCACAAGCTCGGAGCTGGTCGCAGTTTGAATGTAAGTGCCATCGGCTCCATCGAAAACTGCAGCCGCTGTGCCGTACTTTTTATCGGCAGTTGTTAACTGTGCTCCGCCATAGGCTGTAACCGTCAACCCATTAGAACTGCTATCCGTAAACGTCGTGCTGCCATTGCTGCCATCCATGTGCAGCAGCAGCGAGACGTTGGCGAAGTCGGGGTCGCCAACTGCGCCAGTGGTCACCACAGGCGCCAGAGCGGCCACAGCGACACCTGCTGCAGGCAGCGTCACGCTGACTTCAGATGTCACCACAGGCGCCAGTGCGGTCACAGCGATACCTGCTGCAGGCACCCCCACACTTGCACCAGTGCTTACGCCGGGCACCAACGCCGCGACCGTCACCCCCGCAGCAGGCACCACACCACCAGCGAACACCTCAATAAACCCACCAGTCGCCAACTCAAACGTCTCAGCCGGCAGCGTCAGAACGTACTCGTACTCGATCGCGCCGATGAATCCGCCGGTCATCACCTCAGCGCTTTCAGACTCAAGCACCGGGATGATCAGCAGCAGATCATCCGGCTGGCTGACTGCATAACGATCAGATCCATTGGTCGGCAGCGCAGCCAGTGCAGCAGCAACACTGGCCGGGTCGCGTGGGTTGAACCCAGCCGGGATAGCGATCGAGTTTGCCTTCACGGTCACGTCCGTATCCGGCACTGGCGTGGGGTTGAGGCCTGTGCTCGCCACCGGCAGCCGCACCCAGCTGGATGATGGCGCCGATGCGCCCGTGTAGCCGGTCACACCAGACAGCGACAGGTCGGCGCTCACTACCAGGCCGTTGCTGTCCCAGGCGTAGCTGGCGCCATCCATGAGAAACGCTGCCTCGATGCCCGCCATGCGGATGTAGATCGGATCCAGATCACGGGTCGGCACTTCGCCAAAGCCGGTCACGATGTTCTGGCCGAAGGCATGGCCGGCCTGCAGCAGCACCTGAGCATTGCCGAACAGCATTGCTGCACGTGCGGCCTGGCCTCTGTTGAGCGTAAGGGTGGGATCAGTCATCAGGTCACCCACTCGAAGAAGTCGTCTGGTGCGAACGGCATGGTGTAGTCCTGGGTTTTGATAACCACGTCATCGAAGCCGTCGCTGTCAAATGCAACGCTGCCAGAAAATGTTTTCCTGTCGCCTCGTCCAGCGTTAATCGTATCGCGTGCGACTGAATGATCAGGTGGTTTCGTAGGGATGGGAGCGCGACCGATCTCTGTGCGCACCTCGGTTCCCTGAAACACCAGTGGGGTCATCGACAGAACGGAAGCGGCGATGTAAGCGCCACCGCCGCTTGAGTCCAGCGCGATGTCGCCTGTATTCTCCATCTGCGCCCTGAATGACTGCGACCCTTCCTGCGTGCTCCCGTAAGCTATCCATGTGCTGGTTTCGGTGCGCGTCACCTCCCGCCCATCGGCGGACGTGGCGGTGAAGTTCATTGTCTCCCTGACGGTGCTGGTGATCAGCGAAGTGCCTGGCGTGTAGAACTCGTACCCTCCATCGGGTATTGCCAGACCACCAGCGAACTCGGACAGCGAGATCCTTGTTTCAGCCCGTTCTTTCACGAGTACCGGCCCCGATGTCGAGCTGTCGTATTCGTACGTCGTCTCGATTTCAGTGATCGCATCACCGCCTGGCAGTCCCAGGCCCAGTGATAACTTCCCGACCACCAGTGCCCCGTTGATCGACGCCTGCGTGGTGCGCTTGGTTTCGATCTTTCGCACCACCACATCAGTGTTTTCTGTTGCGCCTTCCTCGTTGATATAGGTGAATTGCGCAAAAGTAGTGTTAGTCTGGCCGCGATCGGTACTGGTGAGCGACACCGACCGCTGCTGGTCATCCTGGTTGGTGTAGCGAATCACCATCGTGCGCGGTGGTGAGACTGTTTCGCTGAAGGTCCAGTCGCTCATGATCTTGGAATGTTCCCGATATCAAAACGATTAGTCCATCCCTGCCACGTCAGCCGTGGCGGCGGCGTAGGTGGCGATTCTGCAGCGTTGTAAACCACGGTGAAATTGTCAGGCGGTTCTTCACCGTCAGTGATCGCTTCGATGCTGTATAGATTGTCAGTCGTCAGCACCGGCCCTCTCCGCCCGAGCTTGAAGTTAAGCCCACGCACCTGCAGTTTGCCATTAGGCAGTATCCTGCCAAACTTTGCCTCTGATCGGATCAGATCACCGATTACCTGCACGTAGCCATTGCTCAGGTCCATGCGATACCGCAAGAACCGAAACGACAGCGGCACGCTGTTGCTGTCGAGCTGCAGGCCGATCTTGCCTAGGCAGTATTGAAGAAGATTCTGGGCGCTGATTGCATACGGTGCTGTGGTGAAGAATTGTCCATTGGGCAATGACACCCATTCTTGCGGCTGCTCAACCGAGGCATAGTAAAAATCCTTCTTCTTTAATCCCTCCATCAGCGTCAGCCTGCAGCCGATCTCAATCTCACTGATCCGATCCGCTGGATTTGGCACTGCCCGCACCACGAACATCGGCTTGGGGAACCGGGTGATCAGGTTTAGCTGTGGTCGCACCACGATCAAGTTCACCGGCGTACCGCGTGCCGGGTTGACGATCCCATCCATCAGCAGCCGACCTTGGGTTTTGATCAGCCCGCTGCCGTCGCTGATGTGGTTGCTGCCAACATCACCCGAGATGCACACACCCAGGTCGGTTGCGATGGTGGCGCGAAAATCAACCGTCATCGGATCTGCGCCAGATCAACGCTCACCAGCGTCCGCGTCACCCTGGCGCCGGCCACGATCACGGGGGTCTGATCAATCACCGGCGGGGTCACAGGGAACCAAGACGCTGCAGCGGGCACGGTGGCGATCGTCGTCTCGTACCAGGTGCGGATCGTTGCGCCAGCGCCAACGGTGTTCGTCCACCCCTGGATTCGTTTCACCTTGGTGGCGACTGCCGGGCCGCGGATCACGTGCGTGCCGCTGCCGGTCAGCTCGATAGTGGGGCCATCCTCGTGGCCGTCGGGCTGTGCTGTGAGGTTCAGCGTGATGGTGCCCAGGGTGTAGGTGCCGAATGTGGATTCGTTGTCCTCAAGCGCCTGGCCGATCTCATCCTCGCGGGTGAGGATCGCCAGCTGCTGGGCAGCATCCACCAGCTCGAACGACACGCCGACCATCGCACCCAGCGCCGTGGGTTGCGGTGCGGATGTGAACCAGGCGCCCACGTTGGTCCAGGTCATGCCGCGGTAGCTGCCGCTTACCAGGACGGTGCTGCCGACGGACAGCGAGATCATGGTGTCAGGATCAGCGATCCTCAGGTTCCGCCAGGTGGTGTAGATCCCGTCGAGCGTCAGCCACTCGGCCGGCGTGAGGATGCACTGCACCGGCCAGCTGCGTGCGGTGCGACCGGTGAGGGCATCACCAGTATGAGCGAAGGGCACCTGCTGCAGCGCCTTGATCTGCAGGTTGCCGACGGTGATGCTCACCAGCTCACCCCCACGGTGTTGTCACGGGTCGCCTGTCGGGTCACCTCTCGGGTCGCCTCTCGGGTCGCCTGTCGGGTCGCCTCTCGGGTCGCCTGTCGGGTCACCGGAGCATCTGCTTGAGCACCTGGCTGCCGGTGGGTCCGGTCTTGGTGCTGATGTTGACGTTCCACTGTTTCCGCGCCAACTCGCCGACCTCCTGCCTCAGTTTTCCGACCTCAACGGCGAGTGCTGCATTGCTGCCGCCGCCACCCATCGGCAGAGCGGCGCCAGCGCGGCCTGGGAGGGCACCCTGCTCCTGCAGGCGGCTGGTGATGCCGGCGGGGATGACGGTGCCATTGGCGGGAGCACGCCAGAGGGAGTTGGGCGCGGCGTTGATGAGCGAGAGGCGACCACCAGCGAGTAGTGCTTCCTGGCCTAGCTCGTTCACGCGGTATTGCTCGCCGGCATCAACCGGGCCACCTGTCCAGCGGGAGCCTGGCAGGCGGGATGCACGTTCCAGCCAGTCGTAGAACACCTTGGCGGCATTGGCGGCGGACTGGGTGCGGTTGGCCACCTCGCCCATCTGATTGACCAGTGGCAAGTTGGCGATCTGCTCGCCGAATGTCTTGGCGCCTGACAGCCACCCGGCGAAGTTCCGCGCACCCTGCGCCGCTTTAGGCGCGGTGCCGCTGGTGCTGATGAATGCGCTGGCGATGTCATCAGCCGGGCTGGATGCGTTGCTCACCGCATCACCGATCCCACCGGCTGCATCGGCGGTCTTGCCTGCTGCGGTGGCCGAGCCATCAAGCTGGCGGTTCAGTGCTTCGGTGGCGCGGGTCACGTCCTGCTGGCTGCGGCCGAGGACGAACGACCCATCAGCAGCGCGCTCGATCGCCAGCCCGGTCTGCTGCGCCACGGACGTGAGGCGGGCCTGTTCGGTAACGCTGTTGGCAGTGACGACGCCGACGCGATCAGCAGCGCCGGCCAGGGCGTTGATCGCCACCAGGGAGCCGTTGGCCTCGAAGCGGTAGCCCATCTGCGCGGCCTTGGCGCGTTCACCGTTGATCGCGGTTTCCTGCTGTAGGCCGAGGATGGCGGCCTCAATCGGTTGGGTTTGCTTGAGGGTGTTCTGCTGCTGGGTTTTGATCCCGAGGATCGCCTGCTGCAGCTCTACCTGCGCCGATGCTGCGGCGATTTCTGCCTGGCTGCCGCTGGCCTGCGCTTTCTGCAGCTCCACCTGCGCTTTGAGGATCTCCGCCCGCTGTTCCTGAACGGACAGATCCGCTTCCAGTCGAGCCTTCTGCTGGCTGAGCTCCAGCATCTTGATCTGCAGCTGCTGTTCCTGCTGCAGCGCCTGGAATCGTGCCTGCAGCGCCTGGCGGTCCAGTTCCTGGATTTGTTTCTTGATGGCACCGATCTGCGCTTCGGATGCACCACGCTTCTCAGCGCCGGCCAGCTCGAACTCCAGCCCGGCCTTCACCACCGCAAACCGGGACTGCTCACGATCGGCCAGCGCCTGGGACAGGCCCACCAGCTGCTGGCCTACTGCCAGCTGTGCCTCCAGGTTGCGCACCGGTGCGGTGGCGATGATCTGGTTCAGCTCGGCTTCGGCTTGGGCGCGTGCTTTGGTGGCTTCCTGCGCTCGTTTCTGTGCTTCGGTGTCGGCTTGCGTTGCGGCAGTGCTGGCCTGAGTTGCGGGCAGCAGCGACTGCAGCTGCTTGATCCTGGCGTCGGTGAGCGTGTTGCCCTGCCGTGCTGCTTCCGCCAGCCGCAGTAGCTCATCGGCGTATTCCTTGTTACCGCTGTTCCGCGCTGCAGCAGCGAGGGCCTCGAACTGCTTGGCCAGCTCCAGGCCGTTTCCGCGTGCTTCCTCCAGCGCGGCGGTGAGGTTCTTAATCTGCTCGGTCTGCTCGGTGTTCGGCGGGCCACCGGCGGCCTTCAGTTCGGCGAACAGCTTGCCCGCGGCGTTCTCGGCATTGATTGCTTCCTGCTGGAGATTCAGCAGCGCGATGGCGGCCTGCTCTAGGCCTTGCGTTTGGTTGGCATTTGCGACGGTCTCCCGCCACTTGTTGAATAGGAACGTGACTGCCTCGGTCGCACCCTTCAGGCCAGGGATTGCGGTCTGCGCAGCGTTGGCGACAGCCTTGAGCGCATCCACCACCAGCGGGCCGATGCTGGGGATTCCCTGCAGCGGCGCCAGCAGTGCGCTGAGCGCATCGGTGTTGTCCTGCATCGCACGAGCGAAGGGTCCGCCGAGGCTGGTGAGCTCTCCAGTCTCGACACCGGCCTTCACCAGGGCAGCGGTCAGCCGGTCCTGGCCTGCAGCGGCCGACTCGGCGATCGAGCGCGAGTCAGCGGTCGAGCGGTTGTAGGTGTCAACGGCGAACACGACCGCACCGATCGCCAGCGCGAGCGGGCCGAACTTGGCGGTCAGCGCACCAATCTGCTGCTGCAGTGCACCGGTTTGAACTGATGTGGTGAATGCAGCCCATGCTGCCTTGGCAGTGGCTAGGTCGGTGATGAACTGAGTTTTGAGCAGGGTGGTGAGCTGCTGGAAGCCGGCGATGGCGGTGGCGATCTGCCCCTTGATCAGCTCGGTGTTGAGCGCCATCACGGCGAGCTTCACCGCCAGGTAAGCCGATGGCAGGCCCAGCAGCACGCCCGCCAGCGCCTTGAGTGGGCCGGGTACTGCAGCGATGGCCTCCACAAATCCGGTGATGGCATTGATCGAGCCGGAGACGATCGGCGCCAGCCCCTTGAACGTCTCCACCGTGAGGTTGCTGATCGTGTTCTGCAGGCGCTTAAGGCTGCCGTCGATCGTGGCGGTGGCCTTCTCTGATGCAGACGCGGCGGCGCCGGCGGAGGTGCGCTGGTTGTCCAGGAACTGGTTGTATTTCTCCAGCCCGTCATTCAGCAGCGGCATCAGCGCGGTCTGCGCCTCGGTGCTGCCGGTGAGGCGAATGATCGACTCAGAGCTGGCGGCGCCCTTCTCCACCAGCTGCTGCAGGAACCCGCCGAGGCCCTTGGCTTGCAGTGCGGATGCGTTCCATTCGATGCCCAGCTCCTTGGCGTACTTGCTCGCGTCCTGGCTGGGCTTAAGGATGGAGACGATCGCCTGCTGGATGCCGGCAAAGGTGGAGCCGACCGGCACACCTTGAGCGGTAGCACCGGAGATGGCAGCGTTGAGCTCTTCAAGGCTGACGCCGGATGCCTTGGCGGTCGGCGCGAGGCGGCCGATCTCCCTGGCGTATTCACCGGCGACGATCTTGCCGTCGTTCTGGGTTTGGATGATGCTGTCGGTGACCTTGGTGGCGTCCTCGGCACTGAGGCCATAGGCGTTGAGGACGGATGTGAGGCCGTCGCCTGCGGTCTGCAGATCGGTGAAGCCACCAGTGGCGAGCAGTGCTGCGGCACGCATCACCTCGGTGTTGCTGGCAGCATCGGAAAAGCCGGAGCTGGCCACGTCGTAGGCGGCCTCCATCAGCTCCACCTGGGAGACGTTGTTGTTCAGTTCGCGGGACAGGTTGGCAAGGTTGCGGCCCAGCTCGTCGGTATTCACCCCCAGGGTGGAGACTGCAGCGCGAGCGGTGTCGAACTGGCTGATCGTGCGGGGAATGCTGCTGACAGCCTGGAGCGCAGCGCCGGCAGCATTGGTGAGGGTGTTGGACAGGCTGAACGCGATGCCCTGCACCACACCATCGAGCAGCCGGAACTGATTAGCGGCGGCGGGTGCGTCGGAGGCATCGACCTTAAGAAGAGTTTTTTCCCGGCTTAGTTCAGTGCGCTCTGCTCTAAGTGCCTCTAGTTGCTTCCCTGCTTCGACGTACTCAGATGAATCAACCTTAAGAGTTGCCCTTTGATTGTTGAGGGTTCCAATCTCTTTGATCAACGCACCTAGACGGCTGTTGATCTCGCTTATCCGATTGCCTGCCCCAGCGACTCCATTGCTCAGGCCTTTTTCCAGCCCCTGCCCAGCCTTTGCGGCCTCTTGCGGCAGCTGCTGAAACCCGCGCAGCACCTCGCTGAAATCACCACCAACCTTGACCTGAAAATCACCGACCGACATCTCAGTTCACCACGACGGTTGGATTGGTCCAGCGCACAACGATCTGATCCACCACGCCGATACCGTCGCCTGGTGCGTCGCCGTCGATGGTGCTGCTGGTGGCGCCAGGCAGCAGGGTGATGATGCGCGAGCGGACCGTTTCGAGCGCTGCAGCCGTCTGCCACCCGGAGACGTACAGCCGCCAGGTGGGATTGGTCAGCGTGCCGCCAGTCATCAGAGCCTGCTCAGCGCCGGACGGAATCGCCGTGATCACCACCTCCACGCCGTCCACCGTGGTGCCAGGCGGCAGCTGTTCATTCCGCGCCAGCACCGCCATCGCCGGCCTGGTGGTGCCACCAGTGAAGGTGTAAGTGCCAAGCGCCGCCGCGATGGCTGTATCAGCCATCAGCCGGTCGTGGATCGCAGCGGCGGTGGTGGGTAGTGCCATGGCTCAGGTTTCCGTTACCGAGAGCGGCGAGGGGCCACCCGAAAACGCCCGTAGGTGGTAGCAGTGCCCCCGGACAGAGTCGGCTGGCGAGCCTTGCCTCTGGTGATGGTTGTTGTTGGCTTGCCAAGCTGGCCGGTGCCACGCAGCTTGCGGACGCCAGCACGTCGAGCTGACTGAGCTTGTGCCGCCTGGCCGCGAGTGCGGATGCTGGCGTTATTTCTGACGGTGACGTTCTTGGCGATCAGTGATCCACCAGCGAATACGTTGGGCCCCGTGAAAGGATCATTTGAAGTGCGCTGCCTTACTTTTGCGTATCTATAACTGCCGCCTAGTCCATTTGCCCGTCCGGGAGAGTCCGGGATTCGGCTCAGCCTGCCTGGCGTAAATGGCAAAGCAGAAGATGTTGGCGTGCGGCCGTACAAATTGCTGCTGCGAACGGTTGCGTTAAGCGAGCTCCTAACTCTGGCTCTAGTTTCTTGGCGGTTTTTAACATCGTTGGAGCGATTGCGGGCAGTGCTTCGCTTAGTGCTCTTAGGGATCTTTGCGGCGATATTGCTTATCAGTTGATCCCTGCTCAGGTTGCTGGGGTTTTCAGGCCTGCCGCCTTTCTTCTTGACCTTCAGGCCGCCGGCTTTGTTCATGTAGTCCAAAGCCCTTGTGCGGGTGTCTTTGGAGTTGGCTGCCTTGACAGCGTTGACACGCTTAAACCCACCAGAGCGCTTGGGATCCGTGCGCAGCCTGCCAATCATCCGCTCAACCTTGGCAGCATCAACGCCACGGCCATAGGTCTTCGGCGCCGTCTTTGCTTTCCCTTTCACCGCTCCCGGCTTCAGCCCCTTCGGCTTCCCGATCGTCCCTTTCGGTCCACCTTTCAGCTTCCCGACCTGGCGGGCCCTGGCGTTCCCCGATGCAGTCTTCAGCCGTCCACCGCGTGCTGTAGCGCCCGATCCGCCCTGGCCAGTGATCTTCCCTGCGTTATCTCGCGTCAGGCGGTTCTTTGCGCCCTTGCTGAATCCCTTCGTGGCTGGCCGGCCGCTGCCACCACCACCACCGGCAAACCGGCCCCGTGCATCGCGTCTGTAGGTGCGGGCCATTGCCTCGGCGCTGACTATCCCTGAGTTTTCCGGCCACCACGGCAAACTCACCAAACGCCATCACGCCATGGATGCACTGCCCCTTCAGGAACAGCTCAGAAACGAGCAGTGGCGGCGGATGATCAAAGGCGCCAGGCCGGCTGATCTGGAAAACCTCCGCACGATGGCGCTGAAGATCCTGGAGTACGCCGAAACCAACCGCAGCCTGGCACTGGTGCAAGCCCGGATGATGCTCCCCCAGCAGCAGAATGCCCCAGCCGCCGAAGCGACCAGGGCACCTGCATCCTGAACGCGAGGGTCAGAACTCCAGCTCATAGGGCCCGTAGGCCCGCAGGGTGGTGCTGTACTTCACGATCTCACCAGCGGCATTGGACTCCTCGAAACCGGTGAAGCGGCCGTAGCCGTAGCTGGTTTCGTTGAACCCGGTCGGGCCCACCCGCGCGTATTTAACCATCAGGCCCTCGCGCACTGACTCCTTGGCGGAGATGCGCAGCAGCTTGTAGGCCGCGTCGCTGTGGTTGGTGACACCCTCCAGGCTCCAGGACATGGACTTGCTGGTAGCGATCGACGTGTCGAACGACTTGGATTCGTCGTCGTAGGTGATCACCGTCTCCTCACCCTCAGACTCGCTGGGAGCGCAGTTGGTGAGGCCCAGTAGGCGAATCGGTGCATCGGTGCCGTTGAGCAGCATCGAGCTGCCAACCACTGCCCCGCTGGTAACGGTGGCCTCGGTCTGGTTGGCTGCGGTCAGTGCGTAGGTCAGCGTGAACGGCGCAGTGGTCGTCACGGCGGTGACCGTGAAGGTGCCGTTTGCAGCAGTAAACGGTGCGGGCAAGTTGGCCACGCCGATCACGCTGCCGTTGGCGATGCCATGGGCGCTGCCGAACGTCAGTGTCACCACGTTGGATGCGATGGCAGCCTTGGTGACCACCTTGGTATCACCGGCCAGCAGCTTGAACGTGGAGCCGGTGCCATGCGGGAACACCAGCGAGGTGTTAGCCATCACCGTGGTGTTGTCGATGAACTTGCCAGCACCGAGGCCTGCGTTAGGCAGCAGGGTGGACAGGTTCACCGATCCTTTCTTCAGGACCTGGAAGAAGAAGTTGTAGCCGTAGGCCTGCGAGTAGACCGAAGACATGGGAGCAGCAGAACGCTTCCCTGTCAGCGGTCCCGACTGCCGTATGCCGTGCTAACGGCTTAACCACGGGTCGGAAACCTAGCCGTACCCCACCCTCTCGGCGCTGCAGTGAGCTGTTATCCCCGTGGCGTGTGCCACTGCCCGCACATGAAGAACCGGCCATTTCAGGCGCGGGTGTGGTTTCAGGGGCGGTATTGGAGCCTGGGGTATTTCGCCAGCATCACTGAAGCTGAGATTCGGGTGAATCGGGTGTATCGGGAGATGGCGGAATGGAAAGAGATGCAGCTTCCGCCGCCCACACTGCTCCGCCAGATCCAGCAGCGGGCATCGGCACTTGCAGCAGCGCCGCTGGATCCGGCTGCCCCGGCCAGTGGAACGACCGCGGCTGGCCCTGAGCTGTCGCCTCAGCGATGAGGAACCCACGCCAGCCATCAGCGGTAGGCGTGGGTGCCAGGAGGATGGCATCGTCGGCCACCAGTGCAAGGCGTGGCGGCGCGGGCTGGCCGTTGCCGGCGGCATGGAGCGGTTCGTAGAACGCCAGCGCGAAGCTGGGGAATTCGCGATCAGCGATCAGCTGGAGCATGGCAGCACCGGCATCAACGGGCGGTCGATCGCCTGGTTCCTGCTGGCGGAACAGGTAGAGATCCTCGAGCTTGGGGATAGCCGAGCGCTCAGAGGCATGGCAGGCAACGAGGCGCTGATGGAGGAATGCGATGGGTGCTTCCTGCCAGTGCAGCTGCTGCATCAGCCAGCGCTCACCTTCCTCGATCGCTTCCGTGATGTAGTCGATGCTGAGGCGGCCGAAGGTGTCGGGGCTGAACTCGGCGGCAGCAGGCCAGAGGCGTTTGCATCGCCAGTAGGCGCTGGTCCAGTCGGTGGGCTCGAAGGTGATGGATCCGGCGCGAGCTTTCCCAGCGTCTCAACCATCCCTTCAACGAGTTCCTCGGGGGACTTAGGCGGCTGGCGGCCGTTGCGCTCACGGTCGATGAAGTCGCAGATGGCAGCCTTCAGTGGTGTGGGGAGCGGATCGGTGTCGGCATCGGTCCAGGCATCCATGCCAGCGATGCGGTGACGGATGGCAGCGGTGCAGGTGCGGGTCTGCAGCTGGAGGTGTGCCTTGGTGAGTTCGATCTGCACTTCGGCCACCAGGGCAGCATGGTGGAGCATGGCGCGTTGCTCGGCGGGCTCCAGTGGCAGGGGGATGCCCATGCGTGTGGAGACGATGCGAATTGCGATGCGCTGCGCTTCGGTTTCTTCGCTACCGGCGGTGATCAGTGCATCTGCCAAGCGGGATGATTCGCGGTAGACCACAGCCTGATAGGCGTAGTCGGCGATGTCGATTTCCTCGCCGCTGGAGATCGAACCGAAAACGGGAAACTCGATGGAACAGGTTTCGCCGTTGACGGTGGCCTCGACGATTTCGGTCTGCCGCTTTGGTGCGACAACGAAGGGGAGGTTAGGCACGGGGCCGGTGGTGGGGGTGGCTTAGGTTTCCGGGGTCAGCGGCGCAGCTTGCCCAGCCAGACGCTGCGGAGTCGATCGCCGACGTTGTAGACGCGGATGCCGGAGACGTTCTCCTGCCCCAGCACGGCGCGGGTCCAGGGGCGGGCGGGGATGATGACACGCTGGGCGTTGTCATTGCCCCAGGGCTTGATGCTGCCGCCCTCATGGATTAAGGTGGCGTACTCGGCGGACCACTTGAACGTGGCCTCGTATGGCCCGCTCATCCACCAGCTGTCGGTTTGGCGGAGGTTGCCACCATCCACAATGTTGCGCGGGTTGGGCGGGGTGATGCCCTCTCCCCTGCGGTAGCTGGCAGCACGTTCCTTGAGCGTGTCGCCGTTCAGGTTCCGGGTTGGCAGGCTGCGCGGCCAGTTCCAGGCGTTGGCGTCAAACGACGCCTGGAACGCCGCTGCCAGCTCCTCCATCACAAACTCCGTCGCCTGCCTGGCCGCAGCCTCCGCCATGGCCTGCAGGCTGGTGGTCTGGGTGACCGTGGCCTTGATGCTCATCCCGCCACCTGCAGCTCTACTCGAATGCGGTCGCCTAGCTGTTGGCGCAGCTCAGCACCGATGCCACCAGGGCCGTACGGGTCGGCCAGCGCCAGGATGGTGGCCTCGCCCTGCTGGCCGTTGTTGGTGATCGTCGGCAGGTCGGGCAGCACACCGAGGAACCCACGGCCGGATGCACCGGGCAGCAGGCCTGCAGGGGCCAGGCCGGTGTCAGTCCAGGTGAGCGCCGACTGTGCAGCGAGCCAGGACGTGTTGGCAGGGAGCACAGCCCACGCGGTGATGTATCCGGCCAGTACGCGGCGCCGAGGGTCGATGCTGGGCAACCCTGGCGCGTCGGTGTTCTCGCCCTTGGCGAAGCACTCCACCACCCACGATGCGGTAGCCGCGGGCATGCCGGCGCGAAGGTTGGCGGGGATCGCTGCCGGCTGCGGGATCAGCAGGCGGAGGTTGGCGTAGTCGTAGAAATCCGTCGCCACGGTGTCAGCTCCGAACCAACCTGGAACCGCTGCCGCCGTCGCCGTCGTAGGGCTTGATCCCGAGGGTTTGAAACACCTTCGCCTTCAGCTTGTCCACGCGGGCGTGGAGCACACCACCAGCAGTCGAGTCACTACGGCGACCGGCCTGGTACTTCACCTTCAGCAGCGAGCTGTCCCACTCCAGGACATCGGCCTTGGTCTGCCGGTCCTGGCGGGTCAGCGTGGTGCCAGGCGTGGGGCCTTCGTATGACTCCACGTTGCCGAGGTGTGCGGTGCCGTCCTCAACCTGATCCGCCCAGTTCTGCTCCAGCGTCTCGATCTCATCAATCCACCCCTGCACTGAGGTAACCGCTGCAGGCGACACCTGCGCGATGCGGTTCATCGTCGCGGTGAGCTGCGTCAGGTTGTATTCCGACAGCGGCCACAGCGCATATTCTCGAATCAGCTCGCGGTCATCGATGACGCTGCCGCCGTTCGGCCGCCACAGCGCGTTCAGGGTCGGAATCGTCATGCTTCAGGTTTCCGGGCGCGAAACAGCCGACGGATCAGGCGCCACAGCACCCACCATCGACCGCACCGATACGCCACGCGACTGGGTGTGATCGGCCGGTGGTCGGTCGTTGCGGTCGCACCCACCATGAATGGCGGCGTGACGCGGCCTTCCCAGTTCAGTGCCATGCCTGGAGCGCTTTCCAGGTGAATCGCGATCACTTCAGGCAACAGCTCGCGCCTTTCCCGTGGCCAGGAAGTACCGAACTGGAAATCGGTGCGGGCTGCAGTGCCGTGCGTCTCTGGATAGAAATGAGTGCCTGAACCCTTGGGGTTCCACATCTGCCAGTAACCGATGGGCACGTACCCACCACCTGGCTCCATGTACTGCGCAATGCGCACGCCAACGGGAAACGCAGTTGGGTGGACAAATACCCAGCCTTCCTGGATTGGAGTTGGCGCATCGAGATAGCGTGCAAAGTCTTGGGCCGAGGGGCACATCAGCCGATCACAGCCGTAGATCTTCCTGCTGTCCAGCGGTAGGTTACTGATGACCCGGCGGGTTTTAGGTGGTAGGTAAATATCAGCATCCATGTGAACAACCCAGCCGTTGCGCTTCAGTCGCTTGAGGCCTGCATTGATACCTTTAGCCTTTGCGAATACATCACCATCGGCGGTGAATACATCTGTTTGGACGCATTCAACGTCGTAGGTTTCGCATAACTTTTGGGTGGCCGTGTCGTCTGGCGTGGTGACAACCACCATGCGATCAAACTGGTTCCGGTTTGCTGGTAGCGTCCACGCCAGGAAGTCGGCGTAGTTAACGCAAATGACAACCGCCTCGATCGGGGCGTTCATTGTGGTGGCGGTGATGGGTCTGGCTCAGGTTTCCTGTGCCGTGATCCAATCCTTCAGGTCGCGCACGTACTGCCTGAGCTGGTGTGCTGCGCGAGCGTGGAACGGCTCGCTGGTGGTGCGCAGCAGGTGCTCATGCCGATCGATTGCAGCCAGTGATTCGCGGATCAGGTTGTTCCACGGCGCCCTGGTCGGCGGCTCCCACTCGCGGGGCATCGTGGTGGCGTGCGTGACTGGTGGAGGTTTCCGGTGGGGGCGGAAACCTAAGCCGTTCGATTCCCCCACCATGAGCGCACCCAAGGTGACCGCTGTAGGCCGCATGCTGCGCCCGAAGCACGGCGAGCCGCAGCGGCATCACGTCATCGCTGTCTCGGCATCGGGCCAGGTGCGCACGGTGGTCGACCGGCAAACTCAGGCACCAGCAGCAGACTGATGCCAAAGGGCAAGGGTTACGGGAAAGGTGGCGGGAAGAAGGGGAAGTAGCTCAGATCGCGATGCCCGCGTCAATCGCTCGCTGATGGGCGAACTTTTCTGCTGCGACCTTGATCGCGTGGTCTTTGTCGCGGGCCCAGAGGTAGATGTAGTACGGGCCATCCAATCCCATCCTGCGCACCAAGCCAACGTCATCACGTCGCAGCATGGTTAACGGGGTTTCGTCATATCCGTAAACACTTTGGTCCTCTGCGTTCCGCTCGCGGCAGTAAAAACCGGTCAGCCCCGCGTACTGAACAGGCAAAGTCGGATCAAGCGGGAACTCTTCAATCCCGGCGTCTTCATACCGTGGCAGCTCAGCTTCGGCTAGCTCCCTAGTGGTGAAAATGGCAATCACGCTGTAGTCAGAGTAACTACCAGACGAAATGGCGTAACAGGTTTTCATGGTGGTGCGTGCGATGGTTTACCAATCCCCCTGCCTGCTGACCCTGATCACGCGAGCACCAGGGCCCGCCAGCTCTAGGGCAGATGCGATGGCCTGGGCCTGGGTGAGGGCGTAGAGCTCGATAGGGCCGGTGGTTAGCTGGACGTGGTAGAGGCGGGGCATCAGTGGGTCTCCAGTTCGGTGGCGAGGGCGAGGAGTTCAGAGCGGATCGAATCATGCTTATCCCACCAGTCCGTGCTAGGGACGGCGGCGCGCATGTAGTCGGGCTCATCCGGCACCACCTGATCCGCTGCAGCGCGGAGGGCAGCGGCGGCATCTGCTCGCGTTTGGTGTTGCTCAGATAAAGGCGCTGTTTCATCCAGCACCGCATCCAGCACCGCCTGAGCCGCTGGGGAAAGGTCAGCCACGCCCCACCTCCTGCCGCAGCACCTTGGCCGCCTGCGCGTACTCGCCGGAGCCGTGGAGGGCGAACCGGTCGAGCCAGGTGGCGACCGTGCGGATTGCGGCGACGCGAGCATGGGGATGCAGTGGCTGGCCTTCGCTCCAAACATCTCCCACCCTCTCCACCAACCCCCCAGACTGGGCCTCCGCGCTGGCGGCGCGGAGTTCGTCCATGGCGGGATCGGGCGTCGGATCTGCAGCATCCAACGCAATCAGCCGGTCGAGCTTGTCTTGCTGGGCGGCTTCCAGCGCCTCCACCCGCCGAACGATGGCGTCAACGCAGAATCGGTGGCTCTCGGCCTGCTCCAGCTGGGTGGCCTCCAGCGCCTCGACGCGGGCGCGGAGTTCGAGGAGGCAGTCGGCAGTTGCCCACGGGATTTGCTTTATCCCGGCGCAAATCTCTACGTGCGTCCACTGCTCAGGCTTGGCGCGGTGTTGGTCGGTCATGGCGTGTCTCCGTGGTGGGGTGAGCGATCAAGCAGCCAACAACCGCCGAACCGTGGTGCGCGAACACCCCAGTCGATCAGCGATGCGCTGCTGTGTCCAGCCGTCGCGGCGCCAGCGGCGGGCGCGTTGCTGGCGGGATTCGGTGGCCCACAGCAGGAACAGCACTGGCAGCAGCAGCAGGGCCAGGATGGTGGCGGTAGTGGTCATGGTGATGTGTGGTGGCTTGGATGAGTGCCGGATAGGCTCCGGCGAGCCTTGGGGTGGGTTAGGACTGTCGTGCGCCTGCTCGGCGCTTGATCGGGTCAAAGGTGGAAACGACTTCTCCGCCGAGCTTTCTTAAATCAAGCTCGGAAGCGGCAAAGAACTGCGACCCCCTTACTACGACGTACATCCGCTGCTTGTGCTTCCAGGCGTCTTCGCGGGCGTAGGACTCGGCTTGAGGTTTGGTGGCCATGGCTGGCGGGCAGGTGGTGTGTGGTGGTGAACCTCCCACACACTACCGCATAGGTTGCGCAACTGCAACACCTACGCCATCCGCGACAGCCACAGCCGGCCAGCACCGCTGATCGACGCATGCAGCACCGTGGCCACCTTATGCGCCTCGCAATCCGGCAGTTCCACTGCAGCAGCACGCAAGGCCTGCCTGGTCGCATCCTCATCCCGTGCGCTCACGCACGCATGGCACAACAGAAAACTGGCCAGATCGGGTGGGAGTTCCACTGTTGCTGTTGCGCACCTGCAACGGTAGGATAACGGCTTAACCCACCAGGTTCTATGTCCAGCGACACCACCACACTGCTCACCGGCGATGCCCTCAAGGCACGCCTCGCCGAACTGGGCCAAACCGATGAAGGCACTGCCGCTATCGCCTGCGGCTACGTCAGCAAGACCGGCAAGGCCAGCCTCGCCGCGTTCCGCCAGGCACGCCTCGAAGCCCATGGCCTCGCACTCGGCGCACCCAAGGCCACCGGCAGCCGCAAGGGCAAACCCCTGTCATTCCAGGTAACCACCGGTAAGACCGGCAACATCGTGATGGCCGGCGGTTACTCCGCCCTGCTCAACATCGCCCCCGGCGGTCAGGTCGTCATCCGCCACCAGGGTGATGCTCTGATCCTCACCGCCGCCGACAGCAGCACCGCGGCACCCGTGGCGGTTGATGCCACGCCTGTGGTGACCTACGACCGACCGCTGGCCACTCCCCAGCCTGAGCCCCAGCCGGCGGCCTGCCCGTTCTGAGTCAGGGGAACAGCGGCACCGATTCCTGCAGCGATTCATTCCGCCCAGGATGCAGCCGCTTCTCTGATGCAGTCGGAATCCTCAAGGCTCGCGCCAGATCAGCGCGGGCCTTCTTTATGTCTGGACCACGTTCCTCCAGCCTGCTGATCTTCCGGTCCATTGCCTCGATCAGCTCGGGATCCTTCAGCCGCTGCAGCTGGGACCGCAGACCCTTCAGCTGCTTGCGGTGCTGACCTTCGGCATAGGACACCACCCCGTCTTCATGCTCAGCCTGCCAGCGCTCGTTATCCAGCAGCACTGCGCGGGTAGCGGGGTCGGTTTCTTCTACCGCTTCATTCGCTACGCTTACCGCAACACATCGGCAACGAGGATGATAAGGAATTGGCACACGATCAACAGGATAAACTCTGCCATTCCTGCTCGCGCATGTAGGGCATACGCGCTCATCTGTTGCCGCCAGCACCCGCACGTAGGCGCGGCCACGTTGCCGGGCACGTTCCAGGCTGCCCTTCACGTACGCATTGGCCAGTTCAGAGCGGGCGATCAGCGCCGCACGCTGCTCTAGCCCCAGCCGCTGGGTGATGCCATCCGGGTCACGGGCACCGCGGAGCGCCTGGCGAATGTCACGTTCCAGCCGTGATGGCCCCCAGCCACGGGTGGCACCTTCGCTGACGATCTGCGCCAGCTGGTCGCGGAACCGGGCAGTTTCGCCCTGAATCAACGCACTGGTCTGCAGCGTCGCGGCACGGATCGCCGCGGGGTCGGCGCCGGCGAAGGGCGTCTCAGCATCAGGCCGGCGCACCAGCTCCACCAGGGCATTGGCGGCCTCATCACCGAGCCTGGTTGCTTCGCGTAGATCCTGTTCGTAGGCGACGGCCCACTGCTGGATCTCGCTGTCCTGCATGAACTGCGCCGCATCACGCAGGATGGCGCGGAACTTCGCGGTGGCCTCCGCAGATGAGTAGGCACCGGGCCGGCGGATAGGGTTACGGGCGGGGTCGTAACCGATCGGACCCAGTGCGTCGAGATACTGCGAGTAATGGCGCCGGAGGTCGGTCAGCACCCGGTCAAGCGACCGCCGCAGCATGGCGACGGTGTTGCGACGGGAGCGAACTTCAAGGACTTCCAGCGCCTGGGCGTAGTCGTCGGCGATGTCACCGATGAGCGTCATCAGGCAGCGCAGAGCTCGGCATCACAGCCGCACTCTTCGGGGTCATCCTCCATGGCGTTGAAGTCGTCGTCGTCGCCGTCGTCATCAAAGGCGGTGAGCATGTCGTGCTTGCACATCTCCAGCGCACCGATGATCTCGATCGGCGAGAGGGGATCATCCAGCAGGGTCTGCTCTTCGATGGTGCTGAGCAGGGCTTCGTACAGGGTCGCGGCGGACATTTGGTGGTGTCGGTGGGGACGGCTTAGGTTTCCGGTTCGGCCTCGCCCTCGCCATCCCGCGCCGGCGGCAGGCCGCCCAGGTCGTTCAGGTCTACGTCATCAGCCCGCTCCGCCGTTTCGACCTTCAGCCGCTCCAGCTCATCATCCACGCTGGTGGTGGCCGACAACCTGCCAGCACGCTGCAGTTCCTCAATCGCTGAGCGCTTGCTGATCAGCGACTCGCCACCGGTGAGCTGTTGCAGCAGGGTGATGTCCGGCGCTTCCAGCGGCTTCTCATAGATGCTGTCGGCCATCACGATTCCGGCGTCTGGGTTGAGCTGCTCACCGGTGAACAGCACCCATAGCTGCATGATCGACTGCATCACCGATCGCTTCCGCTCAGCGATCCTGGCCACTGCATTCTCGGTCTGAGCACCTTCCATCCCGGCCTGGGTCGCGGTTTTTACTGCACCAGGGTCGCCATAGAGGAACCCGAGGGTCTGGCGGGCGATCAGCTGCTCTACATCAGCGATCTGCTGCCGCTGTTCCGCCAGGCTGGATGCTGATGGTTCAGCGAAGGAGAACGATCCACCATCCGGCAGATTTACGACGCTGTTGGGCCCCAGCACCAAAGGTTCGGCATTCGGCGACACACCGGTGCGGACAGGCACCGGCATGGCGCATTTGTGGGTTTTCTCGCGTAGGTCAGAGCGCTGCTGGAAGTGCTCGATCGAGTGTTCCACCACCTGCCTGAGCGGGAGGTCGCCGTGACCGAAGCCGGCCTGATCGCTGGAGTACCAGATACAGGGCACAACCTGCATCGGCTGGCCACCAGCGGCGAGGTACTCGCCCTCATCTTCGGCAATCGCTACCAGGTCGTTGCTGGCGTTGCGCTCGATCTTGAACAGCTGCCAGGCGCCGCGGGAGATCACGCGGTAGCGCGGCTCGACCTTCACGCCGAAGTCGCCATCTTCGACTTCGATGTGCTCAAGCAGGGTGACACGCTCCAGGGCCTCGACGCCATCGGAGACGGAGACGCGCCAGTTGAGCGCCTTAGATCTGGAGCGTGAGATGAGGTACGGGCGCCGGCCTTGGCGTGCCTCCTGGCCAGCGGTAGCAGGTTGACCGGCAGGCATCTCCACCTGCAGCACGATGCCGCCGTCGCGAAGCATCAGTGCATCGACTTCCTGGAACCAGGCGGTGAGGGAGTTGCCCTCCAGGTCGATGTTGCCCTGCGCTGCCTCGAAGGTGGCGGGCGGGTTGTGCAGCTGGAACTTGCTCAGCACGCCAGCGAAAGCGTGAATCGACTGGCTGAAGAACCCAGAGAAAACCGCACGATCGAGGCGGGCCTGGTAGGCGTCGTCAGGTTCGGCGGGTTCTTGCGGGAGGTACTCCGCCTTGCTGTTGCGGAGGCAGTGATAGGAGTCGTAGGCACGCTTCAGATCAACGGCCAGCTCGCGCAGTGCCGGGTGCTGGTAGCTGGGCAGCGACGGATCGTTGAATGGATGGGTGTCCTGAGTCTCCACGCGCCGCGCCGGGCCTACGTGGTGAGTTTTCCGGCACAGTGGAGCACCAGGACAGGACTCGAACCTGCATCGCCCCGCAGCGCGGTGGCCGTCCTATCCGGTTGGCTCGGACCTGGTGGGGCTGGTCATGGCATAGGTTGCCGGCCCACCAGAACAGCGGGCCGGCAGTGGTGGGTTAGGTGGCTGGGGTGAAGGTGTAGCGATGGGACAGAGGGAGCCTGTCCTCGTGTTTCCAGGCAGGCGACAGGCTGCCGAGTGCTGATGCCACCTCGGCGGTGATCACTTCGTGCCAGATCATGGCGGCACCACGCTGACTGGCGGCTACCACATGCACGCCGGGTTCCAGCGGCTGACGGGTTGGCTGCAGGGCCGGGGTGAGGGACTCCAGGAACCAGCCATCCATCCACACGGCGAAGGCGGGGGAGACCCACCGGGCGAGGTCGATGGAGAGAGAAGGATGGATAAATGTGCCACCGCCACGGCCTGGCCGAGCCTGCACCAGATCAATGGTCCGAATTTCGGACCTTTGGGCCAGCGCCTCGAGGTACTCCCTGCAGCGCTCGGATTCGGCGTACTTCGCCCAGCGTTTCCCGTTGGCCTGGCACATCGCCGTGGCATTCACAAACCCATCAGCCTGGCGCCGTTCGATCGGCGTTCCGCGCCAGTAGCGCGACTCCAGACCATTGGCGATGATCGGTTCGGGATAGGCCCATGCGACGGGCATCTCCACGTCATCGAGGATCTGCGGCTGGACTACCGCAGCCACCAGGTCAGCGCCAAGGTCGGCCTCAGGTGCACCACGACGGCGCCGCTGGTAGGCACGCATGCTGCAGCGGCTGCTGCACCACTTGGCGGCCTGATGCTTGGCGGTGAAGGTGGCCCCACAGCAGGGGCACTCGCGGGTGAAGGTGCGCATCGCTCAGGCCTCCACGAACGAGATGGCCAGGGTTGCCAGCTCGGGCCGGTGGCGGAGCACGTCAGCGATGGCGGCGCGGGCCTCGGCTTCGGTGTCGAAGTCGTTGGGGTGGCCGGCCTCCCAGAGAGCGCGATCGATCGCGTCCGCAAAGGGGCCACAGTCCCACGCGGGGGAAGGGATGCAGATTGTCATTGGTGAATGCTTACGAGGAAGACGCCAGACATCGCTGCCTGACTTCTGCACGATAGCGCAATAGGAAAGGCCCGGCAGCGCGCCGAGCCCAACCCAGTGAAACCGGGCCTCCGATACGGTTTCAGAGCGGACTCCTCAGGGTCAGCTCACCGCGTCCGTCCTTACGGATGGGACCGACCCGGCAGGCTCAGGCTACCGGCTGCCGCTGCGGCGGATCCTGCAGGTCCAGCCTGAACCGGCCATCAGGCAGCGGGGTGATCTCCCACGAACCGTCTGGGTTGTCCTGCAGGAACGCTTCCGCCAGCTCCAGTGCTTCCCGGCGGGTTTTGAAGGTGAGAAGACTGGTCATGGCCGGGGTCCTCCCAAGCGCTCCAGCCGGTCGACCAGCAGCAGGCTGCGATCGCCGTTGGTGCCCGTGGCGATCTTGGCGATGATGCCGATCAGGTCGCCGTCAACGATTGCAGCGAAGGCCTCGCGAGACCTAGCGCTACGGCACTCGCAACGAAACGCGCGAACCAGGCCGTGCGGCAAGCGGCAGGTGATCGCGAACTCCTGCTCGGCAGTGCCGATGCTGCTAACGCGGCCCACCAGGGTGAGCGAGGTTGACTTGGTGGCGCTGGTCATGGTGGTGGTGGCGATGTCCTGAGCTTACGGTTGCGGTTGGACAACTGCAACGGCTGCGGCCGATCTGCAGCGGTGGTGTGGTGGCTGCCGGGATGAGCTCCCGGCTGGCTGGAGGGATCAGGCGTTCTGGAGTTCAGTCCAGACCTGCTCAGCGAGCCGCTGATGGGTGCCTTCACCGAACATTGCATCGAGTGCAACGCGAGGGCTGATGCCGGTTTCAACCATCGTCTTCGTGACAGCGGCGATAGCTTCCTGGCGGGTGCAGCCGGTAGCGGTCATGGCGTAGTTGACAGCTTTGATGATTCCGGGGCTGGTCATGACTGGCGGTGGTGCGGTGGTGGAGGCGTCTTCCCCTCCGATGCCCATACTGTAACCCGTGGTGGACACCATGGCCACGCCAGCAGGGGCCAGTTCACACAGCGTCACGTTTCCGGGCTTGCCGTTTCCGTTGCGCATCAGCAGCCCTGCCCTCAGGCGATCGTTTCCAGCACCGGGAGCACAACGGCGCGGTGCGGTCGCTGATCACGGTGCGGCCGCACTGGGGGCAGGTGGGCAGAGCGGGGAGCTCGCCAGCCAGGCGTAGGCGATGGCGGGCGGTTTTGTCGTGGCTGGGTTGGCGGGGCATCAGCGGACCCGGTAGCCGATCGACCCGTAGGCGACGGCCACGTCAGCTGCTACAGGGACGCCAAGAGCACGGCAGCGGCAGGCTTGCCACAGACGGCGCAGCGATCTAGTGTCTGACCAGGTGTCAGGCCTGGACCAGAGATACATGTCCAGTTCGGCCGATGGCTGATCATCGGTGCCGAGCGTGATTGCGTGCCGCTTTGCGAAGCGAAGGGCAGCGTCGTTCAGTGCTTGTTGATCTTCCTCTGTGAATGAGCGGATGATGCCGAGTGCGCCGGCCATGGTGTTGTATGCGAGTGGATGACTGCCGGATAGGCTCCGGCGGGCCGTGGGTGATCAGGCGGTGGCTAGGTGCCCCCAGTTGCGCAGTAGAGCCGCTGCATCGGCCCGGTAGATCGCAGCTACTTCACGCATCATCTGGCGGGTGAGCACCACACCAGAGCGGCGCAGATCAGCCAGGTGGTTCATCGTGCGGCCGTGGGCTGCATCGCGTGCGGCGCGGACTTCCTTGGTGATCTGCTGAGAGGTCTTGCCGGCGTTGCGTGCGGCGCATGTGCGGCCGAAGAAGAACTCAGCGCTGGTGTCGTTGTTGCGCATCAGCACCGTGGCCTTGAGATTTTGACGACCGCAGCAATCGCAGGTGGTCACGGTGTCGTCGATGTGCAGGGCGGTCAGGTTGGCGTAGGCAGTCACGGCTGGCGAGTGGCGGTGTGGTGGCGGGGCGTCGGATAGGCTCCGGCGAGCCTTGGGGTGGGTTAGGACTGTCGTGCGAGGCGGCACGCAAGGCCTGCCTCTTGATCATCCTCCGGTCCATAGGTCTCCACCAGCAGCTTCATGCGGCCCTCATGGCCCATGGCATCAAACTCGTCTTTGCTGGTTGTGGCGTCGGGGTCAACGTACTCTTGCCAGAGCGCAAAACTGTTGGCTAGCTCGTGATAGGTGGGGCTGGTCATGGCTGGCAGTGGCGGTGTGGTGGCGGGGCTCTCTCGCCCCTGTGATCACACTGTAACCCGTGGCGGACAGACTGACAACCACTCGCCAGGCCGGTTCACAATCCGTCACGCCACCAACAGCCCCATCTGCAGCGCCGTCGCCTCGATCGCCTTCCTGCTACGGCCGCGTGGCCGCCGTGCTGGTTTCTCCACTGCCACGGTCTCCACCTCCACCGCCAGCGCCAGCTGCAGCACCTCCGACGGCCGGCGCCCCTGCAGCAGGGCTTTCATGCACCGGTGGAACTGCTGCATTGGCCCGGCAGGGTATGCCAGGCGCCGTGGTGCACCCCACCAGCTGAGCAGTGACGTGCGGTCGCCCTTGTGGATGCTGTCCCAGGCACGCAGCACCAGTTCCTTCAGCGGGTCGATCCGTGGCAGCTCCAGCTCAGGCGTGCTGTAACCATCAGCGCCGTGGATGTCGTCGAGGTTGGATGTGCCCGTCATACTGGCGAGCATCTCGCTGAGCTCGCTGATCGTGAGGCCAGACTGTTCAGCCACGTCCTGAGCCGACAGGTCAGGGTCTGACATGAGGCGCTGCACCTTGCCCCACTTCTCCCGCCACTTGGTTGGGAACTTCATGGCGAACCCACGATCGCGGAACCAGTGCAGGATCTCCCCTTGGATGAACGGCACCACGATGGTGGATAAGGCGTAGGGTTTGCCTGAACCTGGGTTGAGGCGGTCGGGGTCATACCGCCGGCAGCCACGGATCAGGCCGACGTAGGCGATCGCCTCCAGCTCGTCATAGGGCTGGGCGGTCTTGCGATGGAAGCGCCAAGCGGACTGCCGTGCCAGGCCGAGGTTGGCGGTGATCAGATCCTCGCTGATCGCGGTGGGGGTGGGGAAGGTGGTTGCGGTCATGGCGAACAGCTGGTGTTGCAGTCTTGAATCGGAACCACCTCGCCTGTGCTGTGGAGCACAGCAGTCGATGAACACATCAGGGCCGAGTCACGAATCATGGCGAACGCGACACCGCCAGTGGGGCAATGGCGCAGGACGTGAGAAATGAGCCCGATCGCGCTGTGTTCAGCTACGCAGCGGTTGAGCTGGGCGGGAGTGCCGTCACAGGTGCGGAGGATCTCGATCTCCGCATCCGTCAGCGGCGTGGTGGGGATGAGCGTGCAGGGATCGCCGTTCCAGAGCGGGTAGGTCTTGCGGAACCAATGGCAGTCGGCGGTCATGGGTGGAAGGCCTCGCGCTCACCGTTGCCAACGATGTAGGCCACATCCCCACTAGGCGGCAGCAGGCGGCCTTTCAGGTGGCGAACAAAGTCACCAATAGCCCAGAGGGTTAAGTTCCTCATCACGACTGCACCTCTGGCTGCCGTGGGGTGATCGTGAGCGGCTCATGGCGCGACTGAAGCTCGGCCAAGCTGCCTGAGCTAAGAGGCAGCTGAATGCGATGAACAATCAAGGGTGAAGACCGTGAGCTGCGAGTAAATCGATAAACTGCAGCTTCATTGCCAGCGGCAAACGCATCAAAAAAGGCGCCCGAAAACTCTTGGCCGCGAATGGTGTAAGTGTCGAGAAGCGGGTTATAAAACCTGCATCCGATCGAATCCAAGGGGAACAGGCAAGACCTGACAACAACTGCCCACCAGGGCGATATCTGATCTGGTGGGACTCCGCGTGTGATCAAGCGGAAGAGTCGTATGCGGATGGCCATAGCGTGTGCGGTGGGTAAGTGGTTAGGCGTTGAGAAGGTGACGCAGGGGGTCGCAGGAGCGCTTCAAGTATTGGCATGGGTCGCTTCCGGCTTTCCAGTCAACCTGTCCCTGAGAGCCGCAATCGCCGCGTCAACCTGATCTGCCTCGCAGAACATGTGAAGGGTGTGATAGGCGTCGATTCGAACCGTAAGCTGAACCATCGGCTCATAAAAGCTATGCACCTCGTCGGCGCAGCATTCCCAATCACCTAGATCACTGACGACAACTTGGCGGCTTTTGCGCTTAGGTGGGAGCTTAATGTCGTGGAGGACGCTCACGACTGCACCTCTGGCTGGGGCTCACGCCTCTGCAGAGTGTAGGTGGTCTCACCAAGTTGGATAGCCTCGACGTTCTCGGTGACGTACCACTCGCTCAGTGCGTCGATTTCCTCTGCTGTGAGGATTCGTTTAATCGTCATTTCCGCCAAGCCAGTGGCAGGCAGCCGGATGGTTACATCAGTGACGTTGCCTGGCAGGTTGAGAGCCTTGGCTAGGCGGTGAAGGGCGGGTTGGTGGGTCATGGAGTGTGCGGTGGGTAAGTGATCACCTGAAACCCGGCATCGTGGAGAGCCGGCGCTGCCTGGGTTTGAAGGTGTCGCGGTCAGCGAACGGGTCTGGTGGCGGTGCACCAGACCCGTGGCCGTAGTGGACTGTGGAGACGCGCATCGGGCCGGTGCCCTGCACGTGGTTCACCAGCTGGGTCATGGCATCCACCTGGTCGTCGTAGGTGTCGCCGGGGAACTTCAGCAGCTGAGACACGATCAGCGGCGTCAGCGGGTGATGGCGAGGCAGGAACACCCGGCCCTGGTTGAACTGTGGTGTGGCGGCATTGGCGCGGCTGACCTTCCCGCCATCGGGCTGCACGGCGTGGAGGGAGTAGGAAACGGCGGCCTCCTTCAACACCGAGATCACGGCCGATCCGTTGGCCTTGTCCTCCACCAGCAGCTCGCCGAACTGCCACTGCGGCCACAGTCCGGTGATTGCTTTCACCGTGGCGCTGAAGTCCATCCGGCGGTTCACCGCATCGAGCAACCACAGGCCGGCGTTGTTCTGCCCCCAGTTCTGCAGGGCTACCATGTCGGTGCCGGCGGTGTCCTTGAACGTGCAATCGATCGAGCCGAGCGTTCGCACGAACCGCTCGGGCAGCACCGCATCGCCCTCATAGCCAGGCCGGTCAGTGGTGCCGTAGAACCGGAACATCGCCTCACTGAAGATCGTGCCGCCTGATGGTGACGGCCGCTGCTGGTAGAGCGCCTCCCAGTCCCGCACCGGGGTGTTGAGCTGTTTCCGGCGTGCCCAGTCGGCATCGAACCGGTCAGGGTCGAGGGCCTCGCCAGGCTGGCGATCATCCGGCTCGCGGGTGCAGAGCGCCGGCAGCGGCACTTGGACCGGTTCGGCAATGATCGGCATGTTGATCACGTGCCAGGGTTCTGCGGCATCGGCGTGGCCGTCGCGCTCTAGGTCCTCCACCTGCTGCAGCAACCAGCCGATGAGGTCGGCATCAGCCCAGCGGGTGTGGGTGATGAGCTTGCTGGCGCCGGGTTCCTCGCGGGTGTTCAGCACCGTGCTCCACCAGTCATAGAGCTGCCTGCGGTAGGCGGCGGATTCGGCCTCCTGGCGGTTTTTGATCGGGTCATCAACGTTCAGGAAGTCAGCCGGCAGGCCGGTGCCTTTGCCGACGCCTGCACCCCAGAAACCACCAAGGGAACCAGCGACCTTCCAGCGGCCCTTGCCGGCGCTGCTGGGGTCGAGAGCACCACCTGATGCGACGAAGTAATCCCTTGCGGCCTGGCCGAACTCTTCGGCGAGGGTTTGGGTGTGAGCGCCTTGGCCCCATGTGCGGTCGGGATACCGGCGGAGGAAGAAAGAGGGCAGGAACCGGCTGAAGATGGTGGACTTGTAGTGCCGGGGCGGCAGCATGAGCAGCAGCCGGGGGAGATCACCATCAGCAACACGCTGGCCGATCTCCACCAGGCGGGCGGTGTGGCGTGTGAACTCAAAGGCTGGGTAGACAGCGGCGATGTGGTCGCCGAAGGAGCGGGTGTAGGGATCGGGTGCCTGCAGGGCGTAGGACGGCAGTGGCTCCGTGAGCACATGGCCGCCTGATCGATCGGCGGTGAGGATGCTCATGAGACCAGCTTCGCCAGCCTGGCGGCGGTGTTGATCGCGCCCAGGGCAATGTGGTATTGCTTCGCCTTGCGGGCCTCCAGCTGCAGGGTGCTGCACTGGCTGAGCAGATCAGCGATCATCTGCGGGCGTTCTAGGTCCCAGTCGGCGCGGAGTTGATCGCGTGCGGCGGCGAGGTAATCACTGCATACGCGATCTGATACCCCCCACTTTTCAGCGGCAAATCGCACGCAATCAGAACGGCGACCACCATTAGCAATGATCTGCGCGAACTTACGGACGCGAAGCTCAAACTCTGCAGATGTCGCCCTGGCTGCCATTAGGTTTCCGCCGGGAACGGCTCGCCAGTGGATTCAAGCGTTGCGGTCTTGCCGGTGAACTGCTGCCAGCGGCGAACGATCACGTCCACATAGACCGGGTTCAGCTCCATCGCGTAGCAGGCCCTAGCAGTTTTCTCTGCCCCCATCAAGGTGCTGCCACTGCCGCCAAACGGCTCGACGCACAGGCCGCCGCCAGGCAGGCTCGACTTCATCACCCGCTCCATCATCACCACCGGCTTGGGTGTGGCATGGCCGTGGCGCTCGTCGCCAGTGACCCGCCCGAACTCCCAAACGTCGCGCATCACGTCGTGCGAGTTATCGAAGTAGCTGCGGGTCTCGCGCTTTAGCTGGTCGTACTCGCGCTTTAGCTGGTCGTACTCGCGCTTGAAGGCTTTACCTGCTGCAGCATCTTGGATCTTTTGGTATTGCTCAGCAGTAGGAAACGCCCACTGCGATTTGGTGACCCAGTGGCCGCCCATAAAGGTGTCGGTGGCTCTGTTTAGGTCGGCCACCTTCCAACCAATCGACTTCATTTCTTGTTCTAGGTATGCACGCAGTGGCTCCCACCCTTGCCAGTAATCGGCGGCATTTACACTGCCTATTAACTGATTGCCCAACTGAAAAAACAGGCAGTGCTCAGTTGCAACGGGATAACAAGTGATGCCTTCTTTGCCCATCAAAGAACACCCTCCGCCACCTGCAGCCTTCTTGTCCCACACGATCTGGTTCCGCAGCTCCATCAGCTCGCTGCTGCCAAGTCCAGCCTTGTACCAAAGACGCCACAGCTCCGGTGCGTTGCCCCAGATATAGGCACTGGCGTTGTCTTCCAGGAAGGGGCGGAAAGTCGCCCACCAATCCATCTGGAAGTTGTCGAGGTCGTCGTTGTAGAGGTTGTCGTTGGCGACGCCGTCTGATGCCTTGCCCATCCCGTAGGGCGGGTCCGCGTGCATCAGCTGCGCCTTTTTGCCATCCATCAACCGCTCCACCTCCGTCAACGATGTGCTATCCCCACACATCACCCGATGCTTCCCAAGCAGCCACACATCACCTGGCTTCGTGACCGGCTCCGCCGGTGGCTCTGGCACCGCGTCAGCGTCCGCATCCTCCGGCGGCAGCTCTTCCGCCTCGGGCATTAGCTCTGCCAGCTCATCGCCCGACCATCCCAGCAAGCTCAGATCGAAGTCCTCGGTTTGGAGCGCCTGCAGCTCACCCACCAGCACGGCATCATCCCACCCAGCATTCAGCGCCAGCTTGTTGTCGGCGAGCACGTAGGCCCGGCGCTGGGCCGGTGAGAGGTGATCGAGCACCACCACGGGCACGGTTGCCATGGCCAGCTCACGGGCGGCCTGTAGGCGGCCGTGGCCGGCGATGATGCCGTCTTTACCGTCAACCAGGATCGGGTTGGTGAATCCGAACTCTTGGATTGAGGCAGCGATCTGCGCAACCTGCTCAGCGCTGTGGGTGCGTGCGTTGCGGTCGTAGGGGACCAGTCGATCCAGCGGCCAGTGCTCAATGCGCTGGGCGGCCTGTACAGCGGCTGCGGCTGGCACGGTGGCGGTGCGGTGATCGGCTACAGCTTAGCCCCCTGCGTAGCGGTTGTGCAACCGCACTACACGGCGGGTTCCAGGGCGATGTCCACGCCATCAGGGCCGGGTGTGAGGCGCAGCCAGACACCACCGAGCGATTTGGGCATGACGATCCGCTCGACGGCCCAGCCAGAGCCGTCTGCAAACTCTTCCTTGTAGGTGCCGGTTTGGACGTGCCAGCGCTGTGCGATGCGTTGGCGGCCGGCTTGGGTGAGGCGGTAGCAGGGGTGAGAGACGATGGTGCGCTCGTGGTTGTGGCCGTTGACGTAGAGGTCGGCTTCAGCGACGGCTGCATAACGCATGCCACCGAGGGTGCCTTTGGTCACGATGCCGCCCCATGCACCGTGATGAAAAAATAGGGCAACGCGGCGGGTGCGTTCAGAACGGGTTTTGCCAGGGCGGTAGAACGTGAACCAGAGCCAGCCCTGGTACCGCATGTGCTCGACCGGTGAGCTGTAGCGATCCCGCATGAGGCGGGTCATGTTGCCGAGCGGGTCGATTTCGTTGTGATTGATGATGGCGGTTTCGTGGTTGCCATCGGACATCATGAGAATGGTTTGCGCGAAGGGTTTAAGCCATTCGGCGCATTCGCTGAACACTAGATCGAAGTAGTTGCTACCGAGGTGCTCGGGGCGAATGGAGCCCTTGGAACCACGACGGTCTTTCTTGCCCTGCATGAGGCAGAGGACATCACCAAAGAACAACGCATGACCACCGATGCCTTGAACGTGTTTGAGGTGTTTGCGTAGGAGGTCGCGTTGGCAGTGCGGGTTATCGAGGTGGATGTCTGAGGCGAGGAGGAAGGTATGGGGTTCGGCGTGACCGTATGGGATACGGATGTCCAGCAGCTCAGGTGAGCGACGAACCAGGCGGATGGATGGTGTCGCCACCGGTTGATGGTGTCGGTTGCTGCAGGTTGCGGGGTTGGGTTAAGCCGTCACTGAGGGCTGATTTTGGCGTGGATGTGGCGGCGGACGTAAAAACCCAGGCTGTGACTGGGTTCGGACGCAAGTGCAGGCAAGTCGGACGCAAAAAACCTAGTGATAGCAAGGGAGGACGCAAAAACGGGATTTCCCCTATCCCCCCTATTAATTTCATAATGTTCACTACGATACATTCCTGCATGTTTTTTTCTCTACTTGATTTTATTCCTTGACTTGCGTCCGAAAGGTGAGAACCTTAATGGATACTGGGTTTTTGCGTCCGCAACTTGCGTCCGACTTGCGTCCGAACGGACGCAACTAGCGTCCGTGATCAGTGCCAGGTGTCTAGCTTGAGACCCTTAATGAGACGCTCGCGGGACCTGCCGTTGCCCCTGTCGGACGCAACTTTGGGGAAGATCTGCTTCAGCGCAGCGACCAAAAGACGGCTTGCCTTGACGGTGTGATCGCTTGGCTGGTCGATTACCCAGTGGCCTGCCTTGTCGAGGTAGCCCTCGTCGCGGTACCAGTCGCGGAGCCTGTCGTAGACCGTGGCAACGGTCACCTGGCCGTCTGGGTCGTAGCGAAGGCCTACCGCATCGCAGAACTCCCATAGGTGGCAGCTAGAGCGCCTCACCTCTTCCATCGCCTCGTGGCCGGTGCTGTAGTCGATGCCGTCTGAAACGGACAGCATCAGGCCTTCTAGGAGCCAGTTGAGGAAGGCAGGGCAGATCATCTCCTGGATGAACTCAGGGTCATCCTTGAGGCGCGGATCGGCCTGGATGTGGTTCGGTTCCGTTGGTGTGGCCATGAACGTCTTCATGAACCGGAAGACGTGAAAGCGGGTTTCAACGGCGATCTGATCGCCTGACAGCGAGGGGTCTTTGTTTAGGTTAAAAACGAACAGAGCAGAAGGTACAAATTGCGACTCTTGAACACCTTTCAATTCGTAAGACAGTTCTTCGCCGCTAATGGCTGCCTTAAGAGATTGTAGGTTGTCAATATGAACAAACTGGCTGTTTTCTGAAGACCAGTTGACAGATGCACCACGCAATGGGGCGATAGGAAACTTACGGCCGCTGTCATATTGACGGAAGTCAGCAAGTGTGCAAGAGGTAAAGTTACGGGCGCCGAGGGTATCACGCAGGGCCGTGCGTATGGTGTCTTTGCCGTTACTGCCTTCGCCAATCATTAGAACAGCGCGAGGTCTGCCACGTGATGCGCGATATTTGGCGAGGTGAAGACCGCTGCCTAGGATGCGTTGCAGGGTGTCACGATCACTGGGTTCAACGGCTTCTAAAAGCCTTGAGAGGTGCTGCGGATTCGCGCCAGGGTCGTAGTCGTACTCAGTGACATAGGTAAAGAATGTCTCTGGCGTATGCGGCTGAAACTGGATGTCAATTGCGCGGTCGTTCCATGTCCAGCTAACGATGCCATTGCGGCAGTTGATCGATGATTGGGGATTGACGGCAACGGGTGGCAGTAGCCGGCGCATCCATGCAAGGGCTTCATCGATATATTTCGGGCGCTTCCATGGGTATTCATGCTGACCAGTTTTGTGGTCAACAACATGGATAGAGGACAGAAATGCAGCCAGTGAAGGCGTAATTTCTTCATCTGCAACGGGTTTGTAGTGATTGCCGCTCCAGCAATGAAGGATGCCGTCTACGCAGATCCACTGCTGGGCGGGGTACTGGAAGACGTGTTCAACGACCAGATCCAACCATTCAGTTGTTGATTTGCTGGACAGCTGAAGGTTGATCGCCTGATCAGGGTCTGTCGCTGTAGTTGCTGGTGAGTGTATGCGGCGGGTTGGTTGTGTTTTGAGCGGTGGTGTGTTCTGGTAGCCGTGATACCGAGCCCAATACCAAAAAGTGCCAGGGTTAATTTTATCGCCACCTGAACGAGCGATTTGCGATACGTTCCAACCACAGACGCCGGATGGCGAATGTGACTCCATCAATGAGATCGCCTGATCTTCGCCAGCGATTGTTTTAAGGGACCATAAGATATTTCTGTATTTCTCGTAAGTGTTATCGCCAGGCACCCGTTGTGGGATGTGTGATAGTGCGGCCTTGATTTCGTCTAGCGTGGCCGGTTCGTATTGCTGGTATGGTTCGCGTTGCGCTTTGGATTGATGAGCGTAGAAGGTGTCATCAGGCAGCGTTGCCTCAATGTCGAACACTTTGTAGCGAGTACCGGTAAAACCGACGATCTTGCACATTTCACCGAGGCTGCCATCAGCGCCAGCGTGATAGGTGCCAGGCAGCCGCATGACGCGAGCGAGGTTCTTGGTGCTGCGGTCTGCGTCGGCGTAGTTGAGTAGCCGTGTTTGGATCAGCTTCCAGTGCTCGGTTGTGATGGCATCGGATAGCACCCAGTAGTTGTGAATTGATTTACCACCGGTCGAGACCTGCATGGTGGGTTCTGGTAAGCCCAGTTCCTGCCATGCGGTGAGCTGCCATTCAACGGGTCGATTGTCCCATTCGCAGAAGAAAGCGCGGCAGGTGGTGATGTCTGCATCCTTGTCGCCGCCGTCATTGATGACGACGTAGACACCACGGCCATCGGTTTGCCATTGAGTGACAAGGGATCGTGACATGCCGCCTTTGCGGCCCTGATCACCGGCCTTGTCAGGGTGTTCCTTGTGGAGGAATGCTCGGAGCCTAACGGTACCTGGCGGCTTGCCAAGCGCCTCTACAAAGCGCTGACCTTCAGCGAAATCAAGAGGTTTCATCAGATGCTGAAGGTTGGCGTTTCGCCGTGCTCAAAGCGGGCGGATCTGGCTGCGGCGCAAGCGTTGTGAAGCTTGTTGACTAAATCCTGATGTTGGTCAATAGTGGCAAGTATCGATCCTTTATGAGGGCGGCATAGGTTGCCAGCAAATCCATATTCGTAAGGATGCCCACCACCTCCAGGCGTGGACGAATCGCAGGGAAAGCAAAGATACTCCCACTCTTCATGCCGATTGAATGGAGCCTGTATGTCGCTTGGCTCTAAATAGCCACCGCACCTAGGACATACAGATCGCCCGTCGCCGAACACGGCGAAGGGATCTCCGTGTACAAGTCGAACCTCAAGATTCATTGGCGCGTATCCATGCTCTCTCTCGTGGGAATAAATGAGCATGTCCGCAAACCGTTCAAACTTGGGACATGAGTCGGCGCCTAGCGGTTTGATCTCATACCAGTAGACAAGATCCCCAGTTGTGACACGGAAATCAGGCAGGTAGAACTCCCCGTCAAGATCAAAACCTTCGGGTTCGTATTCCCACTGAACGCCGAGGGTTTCAAAGAAAACCGCCCAGCGAGCTTCCAGCCGGCTACGGAAGCGATGGCCGTAGGCGCGTGTTTCGATTGGCTTGATCGGCATTGGTCAAGCTCCCGCTGCTGAGTTAGCAGCGACGGGGCCTTGGCGGCGGATGTCAGCGGAGACGATGGAGCGGATCGCTGCAGCTCGTGAGCAGTGGTTGGCGGTAGCGAGGCCGTCGAGGTAGGCGATCAGTGGAATAGGGAGCTCGAAGGTGACGGTGCGTTTTCCGTTGCCGGCGAGTTCTGGTGCGGTGATGGCTGGCGATCGTGAGCGGTCGCGGTGGCCGACGATGATGGAGCGGAGGTAGGCGGCACGTGTGCAGCCCTGGTAGGCGGCCTGATGATCAAGGTGCCGGATTTGTGCGGCACTGAGATCGAGGGTGATGGTGCGACGGCCTGGGGCTGGCGGCCAGGTGGGCATGGGTGCTGCGTGGTGGGGGCTCATGTGCAGCTTACCGTAGCGGTTGCGCAACAGCAACCGATGGGGTAGGGTTTGGGAGCCACCACCAGGAAGCCCTCTCCATGATCATGCCAGCTGCTGCCCGGCTCAGGCGGTGGGTGCTCTGCGTTAGAGCGCAGGGTGTGGCCTCTGATCTGCGAATGGTCCCATCGAGGACTGCCGCTGACGCCAACGTGTCAAGACGTTCCAGGGCGGCAGCAAGGGGGCTGGGGGTGGTTGTTATTTCTCACTCGCCAACGAAGCTCCATGAATGACATTCAACTTGCTTGTCTCATTAAGCGGATTGCAGATGCAATTGATGAAAACTTTGGCGTTGGCTATGCAAGCCAACACCCAGAACTTGTGGCCGCGCAGCTTCAAGCAGGAGCAATCATGCAATTAGCGAGTGCTGTTTGCATGATTGCGAACCGACGATGACCGCCATCACCCTCCGCCCCCGCCAAACCCAAGCCGTCAAGGATCTGCGCTTCGCCTACGCCTCAGGCGCCCGTGCACCAATCCTGGTGGCGCCGACCGGGTTCGGGAAGACCCACGTCTCCGCTGAGATCGTGCGCCTCACCATCAGCCGCGGCCGCAGCGTGTGGTTCCTGGCGCACCTGCGCGAGATCCTCGATGACACGGCCGACAGGCTGCAACAGGCCGGGATCCCGTTCGGTCAGATCAGAGCAAATCGATCATCTGATTACAGCCAGCTTGTGCAAGTGGTCGGCGTGCAAACCGCTGTTCGGCGCCCTCGACTGCCCCGGCCTGATCTGATCATTATCGATGAATGCCATTTGGCCGTGGCCGAGTCCTACCGCAAGGTGATCGCCGCTGCTGGCCATCCCAGGCTGCTGGGCCTCACTGGCACGCCACAGCGGCTTGACGGTCGCGGCCTCAGCGAGGTGTTTGATTACATCGTAGAGACGTGCTCCACCGCCGAGCTGATTGATGAAGGCCTACTGGCCCCGATCCGACTGTTTAGGCCACCATCGCCAGACCTGAGCGGGATTAGCCGCCGTGGCGGTGATTATGACCAGGGGCAGGCTGGATCAGTGCTGGCCAAGCCTGCCGTTGTTGGCGATGCGTTAAGCCACTGGCGGAAGTTGTGCTATCGCCGCCGTGGCGTGGCGTTCTGCACAACTGTGGCGCATGCGCATGCCGTGGCCGAACAGTGGCAGCGTGCGGGCTACCGAGCGATGGCCGTTTCCGGCGGCAGTGATGATGCCGAGCGCCGCGAAGCTGTGGCTGGACTGCGTGCTGGCCGCCTGGATCTGGTCGCGTGTGCGCAGCTGTGGATCGCTGGTGTTGACGTACCGGAGATCGACGCGGTTGTATGGCTCAGGCCAACCGCAAGCCTCACGGCATGGCTGCAAGGAAATGGTCGTGGACTAAGAATTGCGCCAGGCAAGCGGGATTTGATTGTTGTTGATCATGTGGGCAACAGCGATCCTTTGCGGCTAGGTAGTCCGTTAATTCCGCATGAGTGGTCACTAGAGGGCAAGGCGAAGCGGAAAGAAGGCGAGCGAGCGCTGTCCGTGAAGATCTGCCCTAGCTGTTTTGCCAGCATGGAAAGCCGGCGCGGCGAATGTCCCGAGTGCGGCCACGTATTCACTCCGGAACGCCGGCAGCTTGAACACGTGGATGGGGAGCTTGAGGAAGTTGATGCCAGCGAGCTCAGGCGCGAAGCGAAACGTGAGCAGGCCCAGGCCACCACCGTCGAACAGCTGGTCGCGCTCGGCAAACAGCGCAGGATGAAAAACCCCCACGGCTGGGCCCGGTACGTGATGGCTGCCCGGCAGGCGAAGGGGCAGTGGAGGAGGGTGGCGTGAGCACTCAGTACGTATTCAGCTGCGGCGGCGGCGTTCAGTCCACGGCCTGTTTGGTGCTGGCGGCCCAGGGTGTCATCCCATACCGCATCTTCGTCTTTGCCAACGTCGGCGACAAGGCCGAGGATCCCCGCACCATCGCCTACGTGACAGACGTGCTCAAGCCTTACGCGGCACGGCACGGGATTGAGTGGGTTGAGATCCAGCGACGCCGGCGTGATGGCAAGCCTGTGGATCTGTATGAGGATCTGCACCGTCCATTGCGTGCCATCAACATTCCCGTGCGGATGGCCAACGGATCACCAGGGAATCGCAACTGCACGGTTGAGTTCAAGATCAAGCCCATTGCGAGATGGATTAAGGCCAACGCGCCAGGCTGTGTACTGGGGAAGGGCATCAGCACGGATGAGCCACACCGCGCCACGCCCAGCCGCGAATCCGACTGCTACAGCAGCGCCTACCCGCTAATTGAGCTGGGCTACAGCCGCCAAGACTGCCTGCGGGTGGTGGCCGATGCTGGCCTGCCACAGCCGCCGAAATCCAGCTGCTGGTTCTGCCCCTACAAGACCACCGATCAATGGATCACGATGCGACGCGAGCGACCTGAGTTGTCCGCCAGCGCTGCGGAGCTGGAGAATCGCCTCAACGCCAAGCGCGAGGCGATCGGCAAGGATCGGGTCTTCATGTCAGGCGTTGGCGCCAGGCGGAGGCAGTCACTGGACACTGCAATCCCTGATCAGCTTGGCCTGTTCTCGGAATGGATTGATGAGCAAGACGGCTGCGAGTCTGGCTACTGCATGACATGACCACCCATCCCCCCACCTTCCAGATCACCGACAAGGGCGGCTGCATCGGCCGGTTCTGGTGGGTCAACACCATCCCCCACACCGGCCGGGAGTGGTGGCCGGAGCTTTTCCCGTTCTGGGGAACGTCGCACTGGTATCGGTCATGACCCCGCCCCCACGCTGGACACAGGCCGAGGCTGAGTTTATAGAAAACCTTGCTGGTGATCTACCGCTGCTGGAGATCCACCGGCTGTATCAGCAGCAGGCAAAGTCCCATGGCTGGCGACAGCGATCAGCGATGGCAATCAAGCTCAGGCTGAGGCGAACCGGTCACCATTCAATGGTCAGGACTGGTCAGTGGCTGACACCGAATGGCACGGGCGAGGTGCTGGGTTGTGCTGGGTCACGGGTTGCTAGCTGGCTGAAACGACCTGACGTGCTGGCGATCGTCCGGCCGGTATGGCGTGGGAACGCGCGGTATGTGAGCAGGGCAGGCTGGCGACGGCTTGCGCGGGAGCTGCCAAAGGTGCTCGGCGGGTTTGATGCGAATCGGTTGTTTCAGCTGCTGGAGGATCGCGAGCTAGCTGAAGCTGTCGCGGCTCAGTATCGCAGGCCGTTAGGTGATTACCAGATCCAGTGCATTGAAACCGGTCAGCGGTGGCCGAATGCGGTGAAGGCTGCCGCAGAGCTGCACGTCAGCCACACAGCGATCACGCTGGCGATCAGGAAACGCCGGCCGTTGTATGCGCTGGGAATGACATTCGAGGCCCTGCGGAGCGTAGCTCACGGCGCCAACCGTGCCTTGCCCCAGCGCTTCTGCTGATACCAGGCTGCGATCTGCGGTGTCCACGACCCCACCAACGGCCAGATCATGCCGCACAGCTGCCGAATCTCATCTTGCGCGTCAGCCTTCGACCTGAGGTCGAGGAAGTGCAGCAGTGCCCGCAAGGTAAACGACACCACGAAGTGCTGGCGGTAGTCGAACGGCAGGATGCTGCGGGCGTGTTCTTCGGCGAAGCCGGCCAGCAGCAGCTCGCGGTAGCGCTCCGCAGCGACGCGGCAGTACTGCCAATCGATTTCCCGTTGATCTGCGGTGTAGCTGTACTTCTTGCCCTGGCGATCGGTGTAGTCTCCAACCGGGCGAAGATAGAACACTTCTTCAAGCTCCAGCTCGCCCAGTGCGGCGCGGCAGATGCGCTCGCCCGTATATCGCATTGACTGCACATCGAACGACACCCCCACCCGATGTGTGCGTGCCTGCTGCATCACCGAATGGGGAAACCAGCCCACGTTCAGCGTGATCTGCGGATGCTCCAGCGGGCCGTAGTGCCCACGCTCACCAGACAGCAAGCGCCGCACACAGATCTCCCCGGCGCGGGTTTCATCGGGCGATTCTTGATCCCCAACGAATCCCTCGCTGTAGTCCTGGTGCATGGCCTGCCAGATCGCGGTCTGCGGCAGCGGCGTCTGCGCCAGCAGGGCAACGCGAAACCGTGGGTCAATCATGCGGCGTGTGTGGTGGGTGGATTCAGCCAGCCGTCGATGCGTGTGGCACGATCAGGGCAGAACCAGGACTGGGCGGCGAACCACTCGCGCCAGGTGGTCGATTGCTTCAGCCCATTACATCGCTGGCAGGCTGGCACTAGATTTCCTGCCACGGTCAGTCCACCAGCAGATCGTGGGACGACGTGATCAAGGGTGTCTGCGGGTTGACTACAGTAGGCACACTGGTGATCCCAGGCATCGAAGATCGAGGCGCGAAATCGGAGCTTGGTGGTGCGTTTGGTCTGGAGTTCAGTCTCGGAGATGTGAGCTGAGAACTCGGCCATCTAGCTGGTGGTGAACCACTGGGTCATCGTTCCTGATGCACTCCGATGTAGACGGTGCCTTTCTTGGTGAGCGGCAGCACCTTGTCGCGCAGATCGATGTTGTGCATCCGCAGGCAGCCAAAGGTGGAATGCAGCCGTTGCTTGGGTGCCCATGCACCAGGCCATCCGCAGGCAGTGCCACCACCGTGGAGCATGATGCCGGCGCGGCCGTGCTTAGCCTCCTGGTTCTCCAGCTCGATCATGTCGAAGGAATACCAGCCGTAGGACCGCAGTGTTGCGTCAAATGCTGGCTTGTCTCCAACCCGCTCGTAGTCCTTGTAGATCTGGCCGATTTTGTAAAGGCCAGGCGGTGTGTCGCTGTTGCGTGTGCGCCAGTCGTTATCAGCACCCTGGCCACGTGCCAGGCATGGAGCCTTCCACAGCAGCTTGCCCGTGTGGTCGTAGGCCTCAATCTGCTGATCACGGTCGTTGACCAACAGATAGCTGTCGCCAGGTTTGACGGGTGCTTTCTTGGCCGGGCCAACCATGCCGGATTCCTCTGTACCGCGAGGATCGAGGCCGCCGACAGGGGCAACCGGCGGGGCAGCCGGCGGGGCCTGCTGCAGCTGGCGGCCAACGAACAGCTCCACTTCGGCCTTGCGGCGGCGGGTCAGGCCAGCCAGCGGGGTGCCGCCTGATTTGTTCCAGCGCGGCAGTTCTGCGGCGACCACCACCGCCGGATCCTCTCCTGCCAGGATCCGTTTACGCAGGGTGGAATTCTGCATCGCCCCTACGCCGAGGTTGTATGTCCAGCTGAGCAACGCAGCGATACGGTTTGGTTGCCAGCTGCTTACCGCAGGAATGGCTCTCACCAAGGCTTCATGGAACCGCTTCAGGTCTGCATCAAGCTGCGCGTCAGCCTGCGCCTGGGTGATGCTCTGACCCTCTCTCACCACCTTGCCGCTGATGGTGGTCGAGCCCCAGCCGATGGCCCATGCGCCGGCATCGGGGTAAGCCTGGAGCCTGAGGCCCTCGAACTCCTTGATGATTTTTCGTGCTGAGGGCAGCCATGCCGGTTCAGGCACCGGCGCTGCGGGACTGCCCTGTGCCCTCCACAGCTCGGTGAACTCCCGGCGCTGCTCCGCGGTCAGCGATTCATCCAGCCGACCCAGTGCGGCCAGCTGATGCGGCGTCAGATGGCCCTGGCGTATGGCGTGCTGAGTGGCAGCGCGGACTGTGGCGAAAGTCATTTCAGATCAGGCAAGCGATCACCAAGCAGGCGATCAAGGAAGTGCCACCCATGGCGGCCGGCCCAGAACGCGGCTGGTTCGAGGAAGGCCTTGAGGACAATCAGCCGCACGCCACCGGCCAGCAGCGAGCCGAGCACGATGTCGGTGATGATCCGGCCGTCGTCTGCGCTCATCGCTGCTTCAGGAGGCGTTGCACGGTGGAACGGAAGACACCGAGCGCATCGGCGATCTCCTGCTGGGTGTAACCGCGGCCGTGCAGTTCCTGCGCCAGATCGGCTCGATCCACTGGTTCCTGATCCGGGTCGTCGATCAGCGCGACGGGTTCCGGCAGAGGTTCCGGCAGAGGTTCAGGCAGAGGTTCCGGCTGGTACTCCAGCTGGGGCTCAGGTTCATCTTGGCGGCGGCGCAGTGCTGGGTTGTAGGTCCACAGGCCACCGAAGGATCCAGCGATGGCGGCAACACCAGCCACCAGCGGCAGGGTGTTTTCCGAGATCACCTGATCGCAGGCGCCCTGCTCAGCGCGGAACTGCACGCAGTCCACGATGCGGTATCCCGAAACGAGCATGGCGGCGACACCAGCAACGACCGAACCGCCGAAGGCTGCAGGGGCAAGCATGGGCTGGCGCATCACGGTGGTGGGCGAGCTGCTGTAGCTTTCCAGTGCGCCAATGAAAAACCCCACCGGACCAGGGCGGGGCTTGATGTGTTCTCGGTGGCAGTATGGCGTTGTGCAACCGCAACGCCGCCACCATGTCAGCCGAACACCATATTCAGCAGCGGATCCTGCTCGCGTGCGGCAGCGGCGATGCGCGGCTGTGGCGGAACAACGTGGGCACGGGCTGGGCAGGGGCTACCACCAGGATCACCGCCGGGAATGTCAGGGCAGTGGCAGCTCAGTTGAGGCCTGGTGATGTGGTGGTGCGCAACGCCAGGCCGCTGCATGCGGGCCTGTGCGTCGGATCCTCCGACCTGATCGGTTATTCGGCGCTGGTGGTGGGGCCTGAGCACGTTGGGCAACGGCTAGCGGTGTTCGCCGCGGTGGAGGTGAAGACCGCGAAGGGGCGACCATCTGCAGAGCAGGTGCAGTTCCTGAACCACATCGAGCAGGCGGGCGGCATGGCTGGGATTGCTCGCAGCGTTGACGAAGCACATCTGATCCTTCGTGGCCCGAGCGCAAACGCTACCGCTACGGTTTAACTATGAAGCTCACCGCAGGGGCCCACCCCGATCTGTTGATGCCATTTTCAAATGGCCCCGAGCCGCCACCCGAGCCGGTGCAGGGATTGCCGGAACCGTTGCGATTGGCCACCGAACGGCACGACGAGGGGCGGAAGGCGCTTGCCGCGATGGTGGGTCACTGGATGGTGCGCAGCAGCCTGAGCCTGGAGCAGCTGTCGCTGATCGCGGCATGGGGGCTGAATGAACGGGGCCTAATGGACAAATCGATCCTGAGCCGGATTCGGACGGGCGCGAAAGTCCGCGGCGCCAGCCTGCCGCAGGTGGATGCGTTGGCGTCCGCCAACATGGCGATCTGGCTATGGCAGGTGCGTGGGAAGCAGAAAGCGTGGGCGAAGCTCGGCCCGCACAGCGGCTGGGGCGTGAAGGATGAGTGGCTCGACAGTGCCTGCTGGCTGGCGCATCCAGACCACCCTGCCGATCCGCTGGAGTTCGGCGACATGGCGGAAGTGCTCGCGGGCTACCTAGACCTGCCGTACGTGGGTCCGGCACCGCTGTCGGCTGCTGATGCACGGGTAGCGAGCGACCAGCTGGCCAGGCTGCTGGACCGGCTGTGCGCCGATCGCGGGTGGGGTGCGATGGCGGGGCTGCGAAACCTGATGGCGGCGTATCCGGTGACCGATCGCGGGCGGCAGCAGCGGATGCGCCGGGTGATCACCGGCGATCAGCTGCTGAGCGGCGATGAGCTGGCCGGCGAGCTGCATGCGCTGGCGGAGATGGTGCGGCAGGTCAGGCAGCTAGAGCCGGGGGAGTATGGGCCGCGGGAGCTGCAGGCAGAACTGATGTCTGGTGGCCGTCCGGGTCGCGGGTGACGGTGTAGAGCTCAGCGCCGTTCAGGTGCAGGCTGCAGGGCTGGAACTCGGAATCCGGGACGTGGAGGAGCATGCGCCAGGCGGCGTCGGCATCCTCGTGAGTGGTGCAGTGGATTTGCAGCATGGTGCAGCGGCGGCTTAGTGCTGGTGGAAGTTTCTAGTACGAATGCACGGGGGGGGGGGTGCTTGCAGAAATTGCATAGCCCTGGCGGTGTTGCAGAACGGCAACCGCAACGGTATGATGTGGGGAGCCACCACCACAAAACCATGGCATCGAACGCGCTGGCCCTTGCCGGGCCCGCCAGCACCAGCCTCAGCCTGCAGCTCAACGGCATCGAAGACCTGCAACGCCTGGCGCGACTGTTTGCCGCCAGCGGCCTGTTCGGTCGTTCTGGCAACGCTGAGCAGCACATGGCCGAATGCGCCATCAAGATCCTGGCTGGCGCTGAGGCGGGCTTCGGCCCGTTCGCCAGTGCCGGCGGCGTGACCGTGATCAACGGCCGGCCGGGATTCGGCAGCAACCTGCTGGCGCAAGCGATCAAGCGGCACCCGCAGTATGACTACCGGGTGCTGGAAAAGACCGATCAGGCCTGCAAGATCAAGTTCATGGCCGGCCGGGAAGAACTGGGCATCGAGTGGTTCACGATGGAGATGGCCAGGCGTGCCGGGCTGGTGAAGGCCTCCGGCCCGTGGGCGCAGTACCCCGAGGCGATGCTGTTCGCCCGGTGCCTGTCGGCCGGGATGCGGACGCACTGCCCTGATGCCCTTGGTGGTGTCTCGGCGTACACGCCAGAGGAACTGGGCGCACAGGGAGAGATCGACGAGAACGGCGCTGTGGTTGCGGTGACCGTCACCGAGCAGCCGCAGGCACCCACCAGGGACCAGTTGCAGGCGCAGGCGATGCGTCGGCTGAAGGATCAGGGGATCACCAGCGACGGAATGCAGGCGATGCTGAACCAGCTCGGCGGCGAGGGCGCCAGGCTGGGGCAGCTCAGTGATGAAGTACTGGGCAAGCTGGCGCGTGTTGGCGCATCGGCTGAAACGATCCAGCGGTGGAACGCTGATGGCGCACCGGCGGCGGCACCGGCGCCAGCTGCCGATGACTCTGTGCCGGCTGAGGTGTTCAGCGAGCCTGGATTCCCAGATCCCGACGAGCAGGACGACCCGGACGACCTGCCAGCAGCATGGGCGGCCTAATCGGCTGCCCTGCTGCGATGCTGTTTAGAAACCACAACACTCACCATGAACGCTCTAGTCCAGACCCTGCTCCGCGCCCAGACCTACAGCTTCCGTGGCCGACTGGCTGCAGACCCTGAGATCAAGTACCTCGCCAACTCCATGGTGGCCAACGCCAAGATGGCAGTTGATAACCCTGAGAAGAAGGGTCGTGATGACGGCAAGGAGCCTGATTGGCTGAAGCTTGAAATCTGGTTTGAACCAGCTGAAGAGTTCGCCAACAACGCCAGGAAAGGCCAGTTGATCGACTGCAGCGGCCGGATCCGTTTCGAGTCGTGGACCGATAAGCAGACCGGCGAACCGCGCCACCAGCCGGTGTTGAAGATGCACAGCTGGTCACCGGTTGACACTGCCGCGCCGGCCGCTGCTGCCAGGCCTGCCGCCCCGGCGCCCGCTGGTGGGTCGGTGTGGGAGTCAAGCGGCGGCGACGTTAGTGACGACGACATTCCGTTCTGATCATGCAATTAGCAGCACTACGGGCAACCCTCGACGAGATCCTTACCGAAGCTGCTGCAGACCTGGACCGCCAGGCTGCAGCACGTGCGGCGGAAGTAGCTGAAGCGCTGGAGCAGCACACACCAGCGGCGGTAACAGCAGCCGTCAGCGATGCACTGGCCCAGCAACGGCAATGGTTCGCTGATCTGATCAATGAACAGCTCGGCTACCTGGAACGCCACAGCACTGCAGCAACGCTGCTTCGGCATCTGCGCGGGGTGGTGGCAAATGACTGACCCCAGCACGATCGCCGCGATGGAGCGGCTGAGAACTACACCACCAACCAGTGATCAGGCGATGAGCAACAGTGAAACCCGTCGGCTGACGGTGGTGCTTCCGCTGCCGGAAGTGGAGCGTCTGCGGGCACACCTGCATCCTGGCGAATCGATGTCCGACCTGCTGCGGCGTGTGCTGCAGGAGGTGGGGCGTGGCTGATGTGATCTACATGGCCGACCGCTGGCGCATCGAGCGGGACCCGACCATGGCACCCCGGCCTGATCTGGTTCGGTTTGTTAAGCACAGCACCGTGCGCAAGCTGCTGGATCAAACCGCTAGGTGGACGGGCGATGGCTGGGATCCGCAACGGTGGGTGCCACGGGTGCCGATCGTGCCCCAGACCATCCTCGACCTGGTGGAGCAGCGCATGCGGGGGGTGGGGACATGAAAGAACGCCCGATCCTATTCAGCGGCCCGATGGTGCGGGCCATCCTCGACGGCAGCAAGACTCAGACGCGGAGGGTGGTGAAACCGGTCCGTCGTTATGAGCACAACAACATCTGCCGCCCCGATCTAGTTGAAGACCCCTATGCCGTTTGGTGGCATGGAGTAAGTGAGAACGTTGGATGTTTCCAAATATGCCCCCACGGCGCCCCCGGCGACCGGCTGTGGGTACGGGAGACGTTCGCCATGAACAAAGCCAAAGCAGGCCCGCCGGTGGTCTATCGCGCTGATCACGGGGAGGCGCAATCTGTTTTCGTTGAGCGTCCCCACTCGGCTGAATGGGATGTTGTCGTCACACGCTGGCGCCCGTCGATCTTCATGCCCCGAGCCGCATCGCGGATTCTGCTGGAGATCACCGACGTTCGCGTGCAGCGGCTGCAGGAGATCAGCGAAGCGGATGCACGGGCGGAAGGTGTAACGCCAAACGCATTTGAACAAACGTCCGATAACTGGGGCGGCGTGCTTTACCGCCGGCTTTGGGAGCAGATCAACGGCCCCGGATCATGGGACGCCAACCCGTGGGTGTGGGCGATCACGTTTCAGATGTTGGAACCATGACCCTCTCCATCCTCGCCGGCATGGTCGAGATCCTCGCCACCCTGGCCACGTCGCTGTGGTGGGCCCTATGTGAGCGGTTGGTGGGGGAGTGATGGCCTGGTACACCCCACCCGCGATCCTCGCCGCACTGCGCGGCTATCAGCCCTCCGCCGGCACTGGCGGGTTCCTGCTGCAGGCGCCAGCTCCAGGCCCGGTGCTGGCCAATCCGCCGTTCAGTGTGGAGGCCTGCCGTGTTTAACCCCGACTTCTACCCCACGCCGCCCGAAGTGGCGGCCACCATGCTTGACCCACTCGACCTGCGCGGCCGGGTGGTGGTGGAGCCTTCCGCCGGCTCGGGCAACCTGGTGCAGGCCTGCCTAGAACGCGGCGCCGCCGAAGTGCTTATGGTTGAGCCTGAGCCGAAGCTGCGGGCGATCCTGGCGGCCATCCCCAACGGCCGCCTGATCGCCGCGGACTGGCTCACGGTGACGGCCGAGCAGATCAGCCACGTCGATCTGATCGTGATGAACCCGCCGTTCTCGGCCGATGAGCGGCACATCCTGCACGCCTGGGAGATCGCCCCGCCAGGCTGCGAGATCGTCGCGCTGGCCAACTGGAACACGGTCTGCGATGAGTACGTGCA